TGGCTTCCCATTCCTATAATGAACACCACCAATATTGACAGTTCCCAAAGATTCAATTTTGTCGGCTTCTTGTGCCTTTCTTAGTATTGCTCTAGCAAATAAAACCAATCTTTCAGGATTTTCACTATGGTAGCTATGGCAAAAATACTTAGCTTCAGATTTTATTTCCTCATCTGTTAGTGTCTTTAACTGTGGTGAGCAAGTATGAATAGAATCGCCTGTAACTCTTTGCCCACAGTCTAAACACGCAGTCCACGCTACTGGTTCATTGTTCATTTGAGCAACCTAAAAGTGATTTTGTCATGGGCTTCCTTGCGTTGCTCAGGAACTTTGACACTTTCATCCACGATTCCCCAACAAATCATAGAAGCCTGTTTCCAAGCCTCATCCCATATAGCTTTCGGATCGCCAAGCATTTCCTCTTCAGCGTTAGCCCTTTGGAGCAGCTTGATCCAATCCTCATAAGCCTTTTCCCACTGTTCTTTTTGAAATAGGATCATTTAATTTTCATCCATAGAATGGTGAGGACAAACGCAACCGCAAAAAGGTACAGCTTCCAAAGAAATCTTTTGAGCGCTGCATATTTGTTTCCACCTAAAAGACAAGATTGCAAGTGAAGCATATCCGAGTCGTACTCCACATACTGTGGGGGCTGATAGTTACAGCCAATCTTGATTTTACCATTGTTGTAAGGCACATTCATACTTTTTCTCCAAAGTAATAGCCCCCGAAGGGGCATAAATTAAAAGCTGTAATCGTAGTATTCGTCACGAACACCAATCTTTAAACCTGAGCCATGCTTTTGCTGAACATAGCGACCTGTTTCGGTATTAAATACGCAAAACTTCCAAAAACCTGTTTTAGGGTGCTTTTTGAACACACGAATAGAGCCATCGGGATCAGGCAAGTAATCGTAATCTTGTGATTCAGACATGCCATTTTTGTCTTTACGAACAGCATTGTCATCACGAGTTGTGACATACACCACATTGCGAATAGTTTCAACCGCAATAATAGTTGCTGCGGATCTGTCAGTCCAATGCAAAACTGTTGCACCCATGCCAACATATGGCTCAGGCTCTCCACGAACAGCACGACTGTCAAAGTGATTAAACACACTACCTGTACCGCTTCCAAGTCTTAACATCTCATTCTCCTTAATTAACTGCCCCATGCAGTAATGACATTGGAACATGGATTATCCACTTACGCAAGAAATATTTATAGGTGCTTTCCCTAATGCGGATGATCCTGAACCTCAAGCCATCCATCCTCAAATAGTTTGCCTATAGTTTTTCTGTGAGCATCATCCCAAATATGCTTCTTTTCATCCTTGGATAAATCTCTTCCTTGGTCTATTTGGGCATGGCAATGCATACAAAGAGCTGCTATGCGGTAATCATGTGCTTTGATGCCCATACCCTTGCCATCAATCAATTGGTTGCTGTGGGAGGCTTGGGTAGAGCCATGCAACCCACAGCGCATACAAGGCATTTGGGCTACAGCTTTTAATAGTTTGCTATTTCGGTACATATTTTTCCAAAATCTTGTTTAAAATCAATGCAGAAGACTTTATTTTAAGAATTTCAGACTTAGCCTCATACCATTGTTTTTTGTTAGCAAAGTCTTCAAATCTATTAACCGCTTTGCGGATGTCAATAATGCTTTGAGCATAGTCAATCATTGGGTTAACCTCATTTCATTTCTAGCGGATGCTTCTAGGGAGCGCCACGCCTCAAGCTTGGCTTCTGCTGCTGCAATTAACAAGCGCAAGGTCTCATATTCTGAGATTGCCTCACCTGTGTCGTAAACATGCTTTTCAAGGTGCGGATGGGCGTAGGCAAAGGTTTCCTTGGCAGCTTCAGATTTAGCATCTATAGCCTGCATCATAAGCTTTGCTTTGACTGTTTTACGCATCTCGGTCATGACATATACACGACCCTTAAGTGCTCCTGCCTTTTCAGCATTGTCTCTAAGGAAGTCCATAGCCTCGTATGGATTGATGTTTTCAGGGGTTGTTGCTGGGTATTTCTTCATTCAAATCACCTTTATCTGTAATTTTTACTACCAACATGCCTTTAATTCCTACGCCCCAACGAATACTGAGGTCATGGATCAATGAATCATCTTTCCAAGCCCCTGCATGGGTTAGGGCATCCAAAGGCGCTTTCAGTAGATTGTCCAAATCACGCAAGCGTTTATCGGGTCTGTAAGCAATTATTTCCACTTTGATAGGTCTATCCCTCATTACCACCATTTTTTCAGCTACAAGCCCTGCTACAGCCTTCCTATAGTCCTTTCCCTTCTGACTAATGAATGTAACAGTGCGAGTGTGAACCCAGTAATGGTTTACCGATGGTGGAAAGGGGATAGTGATTTCTATCATTGTTTTCTTTGGCTTGGAATGCGGTTACGAATAAGTTCCGCAATATCCCTTATTGCGGTTGACAATTCGCCTTCTTCTTCGGCATTTGCAGCCTCATCGACAATTTTGGCACAAGCCTCACGCTCAATCATGACAGCAGTTCTAGAAGCTTCAATAGCCATAGCCATAATTTCTGCTTTGGCAAGGTTTAAAGCTTCATCGAATTCCTTTTGGGTAAATAATGAACCGCCCTGCGTTCCAATCAAAAAGCTTTTTTGAAAGTCATTCATTTCAGCCATCATTCATCCTTTTTGAATTTGTTGATAAAAGCATCTAGTTCTTGATGTAACAACTTCTGATTCATCTTGCCAACTGTAGAGGTTTTTTTACCATCAACAACTGCCAATGGATTGAATAGCCATTTATCAAAGTTTTTATTGGCAGCCACATAGAACTCGGAGTTGTTTAACTTTTCTCCCCACATAACATGAGGCTCATTCTGTGACATTGAGATACCAACTTGACGAGTTCCCTGCCTAACTTCATCGTCATAACATTTAAGATGCCATGCATTCAAAATTTGTAACAAATGTTTTCTGAAGTTTTCTTTTGTGACGAACTCACCCGGCTGATACATATTAATGAACAACTGCAGTGGATCAGTTACACCACGAGTCCTACCATCTGATTCAGGTAGGATGTCTGTATCACGATGCTCTGGCTTTTTATCTACGCCATAAATCATATCCGTTAGAGGTGCATCTTTACCTTCTAACAATTCATCTTCTTTAGTCTTCATAACCATATTCCATTTTCTCCCGTATTACCTTTTTTCCATTGGTCTAGGATGTCAAATTCCAACCTATACCGCCTTTGCTCTAATGCCTTGTTACTAAGATGTTGCCTTAACCACTCTTTGCCACGCAATCGACGCTCTCTGAGTAGTTGCCTCACTTCGCATCGATGCCTATGCTCTTCACTGTAGGTATAGTTGGATTCTTCCAAATGACTCTCCTACATATTGCTGACTGTCAGGCTCAAACCATAATGGAATCTTGCCTTCCCATTCGCCATTGCGTTGCTTTTCACAAATCAAGAAAGCGTCTGCAATCGCTTCATCAGTTGCACCAGTTTCCCGTCGTTCCACTTCCTTAATTTTGTTACGAAAGACGATAAAAACATTATCAACTTGGTCGGTAATTGAGCCTGATCCCTTGAGGTCAAACTTACCGGGTAAATGCTTTTCGTCAGTTCCTTTTCGCATGTGATGCACCAAGTGGATATGTAAGCCCGTATCCTGAGCGATGCTACACAATGTGTTAACAAAATCTTTTTGACCATTGAAGTCATCTTCTCCTTTCACACACTTCATCAGTGAGTCAATAACAATGTGTTGAACCTTTAATTCCTGAGCTGCGTATCTGCAAACCGCAAGCATTTCTGTTGCTCCAATCATTCCATGATGATCTAGCAAATATAGATGATCCTTTTTCCATTGATGGAATTGATCCAATGCCAATGGAGATGGAATTTTCATCCCTGTAGCTTGTCTTGCCATACGAGCCAAAGTAATTTCAGGTCGCATCTCGAAACTAGCAATAAGGCATTTCTGACCTTGCTCAATTAAAGACAAAACGCATTGACCGAGCAAAAGGCTTTTCCCATGCCCATTAACACCAGCCCAGACAGAAACTTCGGAAGGGCGTAAACCAACAAATATGCCATGCTTATCCCAAGGAAGATATGAACCCCTGCTGATAAGGCTTCCTTCAAAATATTTTTTAATTTCTTCAGCATAGTAAGACTTCTCCTTAATTTTTCTGCTTGGGGCTGATTCCTTCTCATAAAGCTCCCAATCAATGTCATCGAACTCAATCACGCTTTCCATTCGTTCAACTCCCCATCCCAATCAATCCCCAACAACAAAGCAGGTTTCGCTTCTACGAACGCTACCCACCACTCTAAAAAATCCTCCCTAGTATCAGCAATAAGGTGAATTTTTAAACCTCTAGCCCATGTCAAATCAGCCTTTTTAGCAGAACTATCACCTGCATAAACATCAGGGTGCTCTCCACGAATAATGCCAAACTCAGGGTTCATCCAATCTTTTAAGACTTTAGGTTCAGGTCTAGCAAAAAAGAACACGCTCTTAGGCTTTTGACGATTCCTACGCAATTCAATGATTTGTTTATGACCGAGCATAGTAGCTACTTCCTTTCATAAAATCAGGGGCTGTGGACTTTTTTGGTTGACCATCCTTAGTTCCACCTGAGTCTTGGCATCTTGTAAACCAGCTTGTAAGAAATCGGTTGTAATTCGATTTGGTTTGTTTTGGATTAGCAACCATCCAAGCGCCTGCCTTGGCAATCTCAAGAGTTAGGTTTACAGCAGGAAAAGCTTTTTTCCAAATCTCCATTTGGTTTTCTTCAATCCCTTCAAAAGAACCTTTGTTGGCATCGAAACGAATATTCGTTGATGCCCCCTTACCCTTACCCTTCCCCTTCCCCAAGCCGTCATATGTCTGCACATTGCTGTCAACTGTTTGACAAATGTCTGACAATTGTTCTTCAGTTGGTTGCGGATATTTACCTTTTGACCGAACTCTTTGCTCCCATTTTAAAATTTGAACATAGGGCTGACCTTCGCAAGTGTATGAAATTAAAAGCTTTTGTTCCAATAACTCAGCAATCCATTTGCCAATATGTTCAGGGGTAACATTGTCCTTAAGTGGAAAGCATCGTGCTCTTAGAATAGATGTTCTAGCATCCATACAGCCAAAATCATCGGAAACGACCAGAAGTCTATAAAAAAACACTTCGGCTTGGGCTGATAGCGAATTTATTCTATCTGAGTCCACAATACCTTCTTTGAGAAGTCTATTTGGCATTGTATTTTTCTTTCGCTAGGGCTTTGTTGGCTTCAGCACTTGCAATAAGCTCATTGGCATGTTTGATTACAGAACGGAATTGCCCAATTGATATGCAAACTGTCTGAGCATCCATTCCACTAGCCAATCCATCTGCTGAAAAACAAATAAAACCGCTGTCGCTAGCATAAATCTCAATGCCATCTTGTGATGGAAATTCAAGCATTTACTACTCCTTTATCCAAAGTTGATTAATCCAGCATCCGCTGGTACTTCTATTACAAGTTAGTCCATACAAACTTATAAAGATTAGGGCAAAGCTGTTTTCTGGTTACTTTGCCGTTTGTTAACTCTTCAATCCGAGAGGCTAAAACAATAAGACGATACTCTGGTATCCCATGTTTAAGCCAGTTGGTTACAGTTGGCTGAGTTACACCACACATGTAAACAATCTCTTTTTGTCCGAGTAATTTTACGATTTCTTTAAATTTCATAAATTGCATCATAAACCTTTTAAAAATAATTTGCAAACATTTTAAAAATAACTTATAGTTTTACTTACGACATAGTGTCGTTAAGGAGAAAATTATGACTGATGCAGAATTGTTTCACGCAGAACGAGAACGGGAGTTCCTTTTAGAACGGGCTTTGGAGCGTATGGAGTCTGGCACATTAACCGCAGATGATATGGACATCATCAGATTTGAATGCGGTAAACCTAATCAACCATGCCACTCAAAGCAAGTCCTTTCGGATGTATTTGCTGACTTTGGCAACATTTTTAGAAAGGCTTAATATGGCTATTATTGCGTCAACAAGTGGAGGGGGCGACTTTCAACTAGCCCCATCAGGTAACCATTTGGCTCGTTGCTATCGCATCGTAGATATGGGTAGCCATCAAAACTCTTATGGCAATACCCTCCGCAAGATTCTTGTATCTTGGGAATTGCATGGTGAAGATGATGATGGGAATCCTTTGACTACAGCCGATGGGAAGCCTTTAATCATTTCAGGCAACTATACCCTTAGCTTGTCTGAAAAAGCAACTCTGAGAGCCATTTTGGAGTCTTGGCGTGGCAAACCATTTACTTTGGAAGAGTTGTCAGGTTTTGACATTACTAATCTGTTGGACAAATGGTGCATGGTAACCATCAGCCACGATACCAATGACAAGAACAAAAAGACTTATGCCAATGTCAAGGCGGTATCACCTGTTCCTGCAATTATCAAAAAGAATGGGTTACCTGATGGTGTTAACAAACATACAAGCTTGTCATTAGAGGCTGATACATTTGACCAAGGTTTGTTTGATTCTTTGTCCGATGGCATCAAGAAAAAGATTATGGAGTCACCTGAGTATAAAAAGCTCAGCAGCACCCCATTTGTAAAGCCAGTAGCGGATCTAGCTACTATGGATGATGATGTCCCATTTTGATAATTTGTTGATTATAAAGGATATTTTATGAACTACGGAATAATTTTAGGAATTCTTTGCGTCTGTGCATGGATCACGCACATTTTGTTTTGTTTTGGTCATGCAGCTTGGGGATTTTTAGTTGCAGGAGCAATTTTCTTTCCAATCGGAATCCTTCATGGATTCTATCTTTGGTTTCAATAAGGAGAAGTTATGTTTATTAGCTCAATGGATAAAGCAAGAATCTTGGACAACATTGCATTTTTAATTGATGAAGTTCAGGCGTTAAAAACAAAGGTTGCCAAACTTGAAGGATGGAAACCTGAAGAAAAGAAATTGTCATCAACAAAAAATATTTACAAATGGGCGAAGGATCATTCTCTTGATGCTCCTAAGACCAAATCAGTTGTTACATTTCCTGTTCCTAAAAAGCGTGGCAGACCTGTAGGATCAAAGAATAAGGTGAAAAAATGAAACAACCAAGAATAAAAATTAGCGAAGATAGTGGTGAAGCAGATATTCTCAATTGGGAAGAATTTGACGAAAAAAATTCTTTGTGGCGATATGATGTTTTGGGAGACTTAAAAAGCATTATTGATGATAGATACGAAATAGCAAAAAAAGATTGGAAAAAAGATTTACTTAATTTAAGAAAATTATCAAAGGGCAAAAAATGATTGCTAAAGATAATAAGGTTGCAGAATCTGGTCATTGGTATACACGATCAGGTGAGCCGATGTATCAAGTTCCATCCAAAAAAGATGGCTCACTACGCAATACAACTCTTAGGGATGCTCGTACCCTTGATCTAGTTCCATCAGTCAGTGGAATTATTCGCATGGCAGCATCACCGGGTTTAGAGGTATGGAAGCTTAATGAAATGCTTATGGCTTCCTTAACTCTTCCAAAGCTTGATGGGGAGTCTTTAGAGGCATTTGCAGCTCGTGTACAGCATGACTCAAAGGAAACTGGTCGCAAGGCTAGTGAGCGTGGAACTGCCATTCATGCAGGCATTCAGGCGTTCTATGAGGGGCATTTGCTTGAAGGATACCTAGAGCATGGCAAAGCTACAGAAAAAGCCTTGGATGACCATTTTGGGGCTAATCTATGGCTTCCTGAAGTATCCTTTGCCAAAGATGGTTATGGTGGTAAATGCGACCTAATGGTTAAAAGCAATCACCAATTCAATGGAATAGTGGTTGACATCAAAACCAAGGAGTTTACTGATCCCGATAAGATTGTGGCGTATGACGAGCATCTGATGCAGCTCGCAGCCTACAGGCATGGTCTTGGAATGCCAAAAGCTCGTTGCGCTAATGCTTTTGTATCTGTACAACTACCTGTACAAGTCAAGATTATTGAATGGTCAGAGGCTGATTTAGAGCGTGGTTTAAGCATGTTTATGTGCTTATTATCGTTTTGGCAGTTAAAAAACAAGTATAAATAAGCTTTACGGGGGTGGTTTCGGGGTTTTTACTTCATTTGAACCCCATCTGCCGGTTGCCACCCCCACCCTATTAGGGAAAGTCCTAATAAAAATATTTGCGTAAGTGGATAATTTTTGATATAGTTCTTCTTACTGGATGTCCAGTTAATTAAGGAGAAACAAAAATGTTGATGCAAACCAAAACCGCTTCAGTTGATTTACTCGGTACTTTACAAGCTCAAATCGCTGAATTAGAAGCACAAGCAGAAGCAATCAAAAACGCTCTTAAAGATGAGTGCTCTCTTCAAGATGTTGATGCCAAAGGCAATCAGCGTTTAGATGTAGAAGGTTCTATGTTCAAGGCTGTATGCACATCTACACAGCGTTCCACAGTTGATACCAAATCTTTGTATGAAGCTTTCGGCATTACCGAAGAAGTTTTGGCTAATTACAAAAAAGCTCCTGTTGCTGTTTATACAGTTAAAGTAACCTCACGCTAAGAAAGGATGCCCCTACGGGGCTAATCATGAAAATTACCCATGTAACGCCTAACGGCACAACCATAGATGATGCAGATGTATTTGCTATTCGCTTATTCATCTTCACTGAAACTAATGGCGAGTGCAGCTTGCCAATCAATAGCATTTTGAAATTAGTAGATATTTTTGAACAACTCAACGACAGGGAGACAGCATGAAACTTCAATTTAACCGCAAAGCATATTTTCCATATTTCTTTGTAGCAGACCTTATTTTGTACGCTACTTTGATTTGGTTAGCTACAAGATTCATATGAAATTACATAAACACTTTAAACTCATCGTCTTATGGGCGGTGGGTTTTACCATTCAAGAAAAATATTCTTGGTACAAGGATTGGGTTGATATTGATGGTTGGACACCACCATTTGATGATCCAGATTGTTTATTAAGAATTAAAGATGAAAATCAATTTGAAGGAGTTGATATTGATGCTATCCATAGGAAACAATCATGAATGAAAAACAAAAAAAAGTAACAGACCAATATCGTTCTAATTGGGATGAGATTTTTAAAAAGAAAGGCAGCAATGGATTTGCGGAAAGAAGTAGCGAAAGCAGAGAGAAAAGTTTTGGGAAGGAGGTTTTGTCAGAAGTGCCAAAAGATGAAAACTGATGGTGAAATGATTTCAGCAGGCAAAGTAAGACGCTGGGAATGTTTGGATTGTATTTCTTTTAAAAAGGTAAAGAGAATATGAAAAAAGCAGTTAGCGGTAAAGAGCAAATAAAGTTAATGCATAAATTTGAAAAAATTTATCAACCAAAGCCTCATCCAATGCAATCCCGTATTGATGAGTTTAGAAGAGTTCCATCACTTGTAACGGGGGCTAAGTATGATTAAGATTCAAAAAGATGTAGTTTTGCAACATTTAAGAAAGCATAAGTCCATCACTTCATGGGAAGCTATCAGCCTATATCGTATCACTAGATTGGCTGATGTAATCTTTAAATTGCGTTCCCTGTATGAGATTGTCAGCATCCCTGAAACCAAGGCAGGCAAGAATTGGGTTCGCTATGTTTTGATTAAGAAGCTATGAGCGTAAGGCAAAAAGCAAGAGAACTCAAAATACCTGAAGCAACCTTACGATGGCGCATAAAGCATGGATGGGATGAAAAGGATTGGGGATATAGAAAGCCTACCATTCAAAAAGGATTAAAGCGTTGCACTGTTTGTAAGGTTGTTAAGGCTCAATTCCTATTCTATAAAAGAAAAGGTCGTAATGGATTTATCAGTCGTTGTAAAGAATGTGCAAAAAAAGCCCCCTAAAGAGGGGGCAAAATTCCTCACGAAGGAATGGATTATGGAGATTCATTAGACTGAGAAGACAATGCACTACCAACTTGTGATAGAGCGCCTGAAACTGCAGGCTGTGTTGCTTTAACAGCTTCAGGTCGCTCTCCTGTTGCAACAGTGTTTATCAGTTTTCTTGACAATGGGTTGTAAACAGCGCCTGTCATAAGAGCAGGAATAGCAAGCCCCGGCAAACCTCCTGCAGCGCCTGTAGTTCCATGAGCAGCTAAATCTGTCAAAGCTCCCATTACACCAACACGACCTGCAGTTCCGCTATCAGGAACAGCTTTCCCAAGAACATCTTGAATGTCTTGAGCTTCTGACATCATTCTGCCTGAACTAGAACCTTTTTGAGCCGCTGTAGACATTCCACGAGCAGATGCCAATAGTTGAGCAGGATTAAATACATTTCTATTTGATACAGCTCCTGCGCTTCCTGAAGCTTTGTTAATACGCAAATAGTCTTTAAAGAAATCATGAATACCATGCAACTCTTTAGCATGAGCAGGATTAATTTCAGCTAATTCTTTACGCAATCCTTGCTGAAAGTCTAAAAGAGCATATCCAACGCCACGCTCACTAGCAGAAGTGCTTGTGCTTAATCTGTGAGCAATAGTACCAATTGTGCTTTCAATGTCTCTGAATTGATGACCACTTAGCTCATAATTTGAACCTTCTCCAATCAAAGGCTCAAAAAACTTATCTTTAACAATGCTGTTGAAAGTTTCCCTTTCAGCAGGAGTTAAATTTTTAGTAGCTGCAAGAGAAACTTGAGTCAAGTTGGGAATGGTATTTTTTGTAGGAATGAAATGAATTTTGTCGGCAATATTGTCATAAGATTCATTAACTTTATTTTGAAGATGCTCCATCATGTCTGTACCAGCCTTAACATCTTTAGGAAGCTTTTCACCAATATGAGACAAAGCTTTGTTTGCCACTGATTTATTCATTTCTTGGTTGACATTTTCAAGCTCTTTATTAATCAACCATCCCGAAATAGGCAAACTTGTGAGCTTCTTTTCAAACTCAGGAAAACCTAATAATTGCCCCGGTGTAAGGTTCTTCATGCCAAAGTCTTTAAGCATTTGAACCTTTTCAGCAACTCTAGGATTTAAAACTGCTTGACTGAGTTTTCCTAAACTACCACCGACAACAGCGCCTGTACCTGTGTTTAAAAGCTTTTCTCCCAGCATATCAGAATAGCTTTGATTTTGGTTTTCAGGAGTTGTAACAGGAGCTAAAGCAGATTGTCCTGCACCCATAGATGCGTATTTGGCAAATGGAGAAGCTTTGGCAACCTTTTGAGCAAAATCAGCAATTTTTGGAAGATATTGAGCGTTTGAAAGATATTGAGCTACCTGTGGGACTTCTGAAATAGCTCTAGTTGTAGCGCCAATGGGCAATACTTGACCCGTTACATCTAAAGCCTTTGCAGCTCCTGAGCTTGGTCCTTCTTCAAAACGCTTAGAAAGACGATTTAAGACTTCTGCAGGAGCAGTGATGCCACCATATTCCGCTAAACCTGCAAATGGCTTCATAGCCCCTATAGCAAGCTGTGCGGTTGGATGTGGGTGTTGAAATAGCTCAGCAGGTAAATTCTCAACAACTTTGTCTGCAAAATTAAGCTTTTGTGGAGCTTTTACATTTTTGATTTCAGGAACAGGCTCATTACTGTCCCATTCGCTACCAGATATGGGAGTAGCCCCCTTGGGCAAAGGTGGCAAATTACTATTAAGTGGAACAGCGCCTTCAGGGGGTGGAGGTAAACTCATTTGACAGCCTCGCCAGTATCTTGATAAACCCAACCAGTATTGTTTGAATTAGGAATAATTACCCTGTTATTCAAAATATGTGCGCTTGGATGAGGAGCAGAATTTTGTGGGGCAGGATTGTTATTTCCATAAGAAGATGCCAATTTAGTAGCTCTTATTTTGGCTTTCTCCAATGTCTCATTAATTAAGTTCAAGTTGTAATCAAACTCTTTCTTAGACATATTTGGATTAATCTTAGCAATTGCGTCAGTAATTTTATTGCCTTCAGCATTTGATAGTGCGCCCAATCCACGCATAGATTGAACATTATTCAAGAATGTGCCTGATTTAAGTTGGTCTATCTGTTCTCTAAAATTGTATACATCAGTGCCGGGAATCATTTTTCTTGGATCAAGAGCCATACCAAGACCATTTTCTCTTCCCGGATGATTTTTAATTTTTTCAATTGTTTGTTGTACAGATTCAGCAGAAGCAATAGCCTGATCCCGAACATTTTCAGCTTTTCCTTGTTGTTCACGCTGAGTTTGTTCATACATCATCTTTTTAAGGTCAAAACCTTGCTGAGCAAGCATGGCTGAAATCTGTTTGGTAGCCATCTTATCGTTGCTTGTTGTGTAAAGCTGAAGCATTTGCTGACCTAATGCATTGGCTTTTTCTTCATCAATCTCGCCATTTTTATATTTGCTTTGCAAGACTTTTGCTTGACCTGAAATTACTGGATCATCTACAGCAGTCAAAACATCAAATGGGGTTGATTCAGCGTTAGCTGTACCATTAATCAAAGACCTGATTCTTGGTGCATTTTTAGCAATTTCAACAACATCTTTAATTCCATTTGGAGATAAAGAAGCAATATTAGCAATTGCTTTCTTATCTGTAGGATTAGAAATAAAATCGTTAGTAGCTTGTTTTAATGCCGTTTTTTCTGCTAATTGAAGATTTTGGCTTGCAACTTGCGCTCTCATTTGAATAAGACTTGGCAATTGCGCTTCATTAGCTTGTTGTTGTTTTCCAAGCTCTTCAGCAAAATTGCCAGCAGATTCACCAAAACTACCTGTGCGAGTAGGCTTCAATAAAGCACCAGTAGCTGCCCACCAATTTGTAGATGGGTTAATTCTTTGCATTAATGCATCAGAAGCGGCTTTGTTAGCAAGGCTGAATTCATTCCTAGCATCTCCAACAGAATCTAAATATGATGGAGATGATTGTTGATTATCTGAAGAATCATCTGTAATTGTAGGTAGTGCCATAATTTATTCCTTAAGGTCCAACATAATCTGGGCTACTAAAGTCAATAGGATTGTTTACAACACTACCGCCACCTGTACCATATGTTGGATCTGTATAAACATTTCCATCTTGTCCTAATATTTGACCTGCACCTGCACCGCCATTAGCACCAGTTCCTTGAACAGGTGCTCCCCAACTTGGATCTACAGGTAATGCTACAGTTGTTTTTCCTTGATTAGCAGCATCAATTGCAGCTTGGCATTTGCTATTTGATGAAATTGATACACCATTAATTAACTTTCCTAATCCTGTAGCAAGCGCTCCACCAAGTGTTCCGCAAGATGTTTTTGCATTCATAAGTGCTGCTGCTGTTGTTCCAAGGGCTGAAATTTGAGCCAATGGCGATGTAGCATAAGCACCGGGGATTGGTCCAGTATAAGTAGATGAAGTAGCTGTAGGAATGGTGTAACCACGCAATAAAGCAGACTCGTTTGTAAGTTGTTGCATTGGGTAACATTGAGCGTTTTGAGCAATTGTTTGCTTTTGTTGACCCAATGTAGCCAAAGCATTTGTGCAAGCAATACCAAGACCTGAAGTAGTTTTAGCTTGGCAAGTAAGTTGAGCGCCTGCTTGAAGCTGTAATTGCTCTTGTGCTTTTGCAGCACATAGCGCTTGACTGTAACCTTTTTGCAGAGCACAAGCCTGTTGAGCAGTAATTCCAAGACCTGCATTAGCTAAAGTTTGCCCTAATGCTTGAGCACCACGAGCTGAGCCAAATTGACCTGCGCCTACAATACCTGCAGTGGCTTGTGGGGCAATATTTTGAGCAATATTAGCTTCGCCAAGGTTTCCAATAGCATTAACTACACATTTTGTGTAAGGACTCATATAGCTTTGAGCTAATTGAGAAATGCAAGAATTAGCCACGCCTTTAGCAGTATTAATACCTGCATTTAATGTAGGTTGATAATTTCCTGCATTGTTAGCAACTTGATTAAAAGCTTGATTTTGTAAATCAGTAGCTCCAACATATTGAGCACCTTGAGCAGCAGCAGTTCCTGATTTAGCAATATTATTAAGATAACATGTATAGAACTGTGGAGCAGCAGTTGTAGCACTTTGAGTAGTGGTAATGTTAGGTAAAGCACCACCTTGGGTTAAAGTGCCTTGTGTGCTAGATCCTGCTGTAACGCCTAAATTAGGAGCTACTGCACCCTGAGCTGTTCCTGTAGGAGCATATGTTGATAATGGATTTGGTGTTAAATTAGGCGATGTATTAGCTAAATTAGGCGATAAAGATCCTGCACCCATTGATCCTACTGATGTAGGGGCAGCATTTGTTGCATAAGGATTAGCTTGTGGTGTTGTATAGCAATCTCCAATAAAACCTGTGGGCAGGGCTGATTGTTGCATTCCAGCATTGCAAACTTGAGGTGATTGAATAGGTTGACCTACTTGGCTTAAATATTGTTGATAGCTATTCCCCATGACTTTAGATGCAGGACTATTAGCCCACTGCTCCTGCGTCATTGCAGGACCTTGATTAGAATAACAAGTCGAAGGGGCAACTGCATTTGGAATTGTAGCTACTGGAGATGTAGTATTTCCCATACAGGAAGCGGATAAATTTGGTAATGCCATAATTAACCTTTCGAGTGCCGTTTTAAGGCTTCTTTCATATATTGTAAAGGAGAAGCCTTTGGAGGGATACTATGATTTGGGGCTGAACGCTTATGCTCCCGTAGCGCTTCTCTAAAATGGTCTAGGAGTTTAGCCCCAGCATCGCTTGAACCATTTCCCAAAGCAGCCACAGTATCAGCGTCAAAAACATACTCACCATCAGCCAGCATAGCAGGAATATCATCAGATTGACCATCCCCTTTTCCTTTTACATAATGTCCTGTAGCTCCTGTAATAAATTCAGGAATATGCTCAGTTTCCCCATGTCTTTCTAAAATAGCATCCCTGCTACCACCCTCTCTAGCTACAGGAATATTGGGGGTTGGATCGTTTTCATTCATAGCAGCTAAAGATGTCTGATACAGAGGAGAGTTTGGGTTTGTATTTGCAGATGCCTGTGGTTGAGCGCCAACTAGATTTGATGGTTCTTCAGATGCAGAAGTAGCCCCTAAATTGATTCCTAAAGCTTGAAGGATTCTAGGGTCTAATTGCTGTAATTTCTTTAAAATTTGAGAATTTGAGTTATACACAGGTGCTCCTGCTAAAGATTGGCTTGTTAATGGGGTTGGCAAAGCTCCTTTTGAGCTATTGCATACAACTTGTGGTGTTGATGTAGGTGTGCAAGTAGTCTTAGTTGTCGTTGTAGTTCCACCTGTAGTTCCACCTGTAGTTCCACCTGAACTTGGAGCAACAACAACTGTTCCACCTGATGTATCTGTGGGAGTTGTAACAGGTGTAGTTTCTGTACCATTTCCACCTGAACCACCTGCGCCTGAACCATCTCCTGAAACAATTCCATTGCCACCTGATCCATCACTACCTGTTGATGGATTTACAACAGGCAAAGCCCCCGTTCCACCGCCAGAACCTTCAGTAGGGGATGGATTTACAACAGGTAAAGCACCTGTTCCACCACTTGTTCCACTGCTTGGAGTAGGATTGGTTGCAGGTGGTTGCTCAGAAGGAGTTGGTGTAGCTCCACCACCGCCACTTGTTCCACCGCTTGGATTTTCAGGTAAAGGTAAATCAGGAACTATAGTATTGTCAGGCGTTGAAACTGGTGGCACATAAGGAGTTCCATCTTCATTTACAGGCTGACCATCAGCATTTACATAACCCGTTGGGCTAGATGTTGAATCATAAACTTCTGATCCTGCAGGTGTTTGAATAGTCGTATTGTTATTTATATCTTCAGGAGCACCAGTTATTGATACATTTCCACTTGGAGAAACATATCCAATATTATTATTAGATGCACTTTGAGTGCCAGTTCCAACAGCATTTGAAGCATCATTTTGACCCTGTTGAATAGCATTTAGCTCTGCATTGGTAAATCCTGAATTATTTCCTGAAACACTTCCATTACCACCTGATCCATCACCACTTGTCGATGGGTTTACAACAGGTAAAGCTCCTGTAGTAGGATTGCAAACAACTTTAGACGCTTGATGGCTATCTAAATATGCTTGATAATTGGTATTATTATTTATGCCAAGAGCACTAGCATTATTAAAATCTTGTAGATTTGTAAATCCTTCATTTATTGCTGTGGAGTAAGTATTACCACAAGAAAAACCAGCAGCTTTTGCATCATTGTATGTTTTAGCATCAGGAAATCCAGAAGACATTGCAACTTTATAATCACAAGTATTTGAAAATCCTGATTTATTAGCAGCTATTTCATTTATGCTATTGATATAGGCATTACTTATCTTACAATTACTTAATCCACCTGCAGTCAAGTCACCATTATTAATTTTGCTTAAATTTGCAAGGTCATTAGTAAGTTTGCTGTATGAGCACTGAAAAGCAGTTTCTGATGAAGTATATTTGCTAAGTTGGCATTTTAATGCAGAATTATTTGATTGATAATCATTTTGTAATGATTTTATGTCAATAGAATTTGCTGATGATGCACTTTGTTGTGCTTTTTGCAATAGTGGTGTAATTTGATTGTTATATATACAAGTTAATTGGTTATTATCTTGATAAAATGTTGCAATATCAGAATTATATTTTGGTATAAGTTGATTTAATTGATTTGCATACATATTTGCATAATTCAAATAACAAGTATTCCAAGGGTTTTGATTATATGCATTAGAATATACATTGTATGCAGATAGAGTTTGGTTGTACGCATTATCATCCTGTTTGATGATACATTGGTAAGCACTAACTTGATTTCTTAAATTAGAAAAAGGACTACATAATCCTACTGCATTGTTATAATTTTGATTATCTATTTTTGCTTGATTATATGTTGAAAGCGCATCATTTAGCGATGTTTGTGATTCAAGTGCTTTGTTGTATGTGCAATTTAATGATTTAATTTCACAAGATAGACTATTGTATTCACTTAGAACATTGGGTTGTAATGATGAAATATCAGATGTAATTGAGCCAGTTTCTTGAGATAAAAGTTTTCCAATATCTGTATTTGCAAAATCAGCACCAGTTAAATTTCCAAGATCAATTTTATTATTGATGTTTTGAAAATTATTGTAATTTTTAGCTTGTTCAGCTAATGCTGATAATCCGTTTTTTGCTTGACAAGCAATTTGTCCCATAAGAGCACCACCGCCACCAATCAATGCTCCAGATGCTATACATCCACCCTTTACTGCAGCGCCTAAAGCACCACTTCCAGCTCCTGTAATTAGATTTGATGCGTTAGATCCTAATGCTGGAGAAATAATACATTTTGCAGCATTTGATAATTGTCCTAATCCTGTACTAAAGGCAGTATTGGTCAAAATAGTCATTGGGTCAGCACCAGAAGCTGCTGCCTTAGATGCTGTTACTAAAGCTTGTGCCATTGGTTGCGCTACTGATGCAGACACAATTCCATTAGAGGTTAAATACGATGAAATGCTACTTACAGATGCGCCTGTTAAACCTCCCATTACAGCGCCAGCCAAAATAGCTTTAAGTGGATCTTGACCTGTTATAGCTGCTTTTACGCCACCTAATGTACCGCCTGTTAATGCTCCATTTCCTGCTGCAGTTAACATAGCTTGCACAGCAGGACTTAATGTTGAAGAAGCTCCTGCACCAACGCCACCAAAGGTTAATCCTGTTCCTGCAGCACCACCTAATCCACTTACACCCGTACTAAGAGCACCTGTTCCTGTAGTAAGACCTATACTTGATCCAGTAGCAGCTCCTGTGGTTGATCCACCTGCTAATATTGCATCTGCAGTAGGTGTTATGGATGCACTTCCTGTTCCAGCTAAAGCAGATCCTCCTTCTACACCCAATGCTTCTGGTTCTAAATCAACAGTCCCAAGTGAAGCAGCTGTAAGAGCAACAGCTCCCACCATAGCCCAACCACCGGGAATAACTTGATTTACAAATTTATCTACACTAGCACCAACTTTACCGATTGCAGCACCGGGGTCAATAGAGGCAAGTGTTGCAGATCCTTGTTGAACAATGCTACTAATACTTTGCGTATTTTTCGATACCCAACCCACTTAGGCACTCCTTGTCAAATTAGTAACAAGCATCATAGCTCCTTGTTTAGGGTCATTAGATGGCTCAATAGCTTGATTTTGTAATTTATATTTTTGTAATAGTTTTTGAGTATAGCTATCTGAAAAATAAGTTATTGCTTGTGTATATCCTTGTTCGTGTAAAAACGAAAAAAATACAAGACAATTGTATAAAAATGTTTTTAATGGATCGCCATTAACTGAATGGTATTTAATTATTCCATTACTATTTTCAAATATAATAAATAATGTATTGCCAACTCGTTTAAAAGTTGCACCATTGGTTTTAAAATTTGTTAATGCAGTGATACCTTGATCTAAAGTAACACCCAATCGTTTTCCATTAACAGCAATATCTTTTTTAACAATGTCCTCTATAGACATTTGTTTTGTAGACTTAAACTTTTCACCAAAGTGTTTTGATGAGTATTTCATGCCACCACCTGCAAATATTTAGTGTCATCAGTTTTGTTTGGGTGAAAGCTTGCAAAGTAAACGCCAAGCATCGGAATAAGCACATTTGATGTTACAAAAATTAACCAAGAAAACATTTCAAACCATGTTTTTAGTTTGAAAAATTGTTTCTCTTCTTTTGTTTTTGAAATTGTGTATCCAATCAAAAACTTCATAACATATTTTTGATTTATAAAAGCAATCTTTTTAAGATTTGAGCGTGGATAACCTAAATGATCCCATAAATCAATAGCAAGACTCTTATGCCCTAACTCTTCTTTAGCATGCCAACAAAATAATTTGTAATCTCTATCATCAACATGATTCCAGCGATTTAAAACTGATCTAGACATACATGATGCTAGATGTTCGATAGATACCATAGTTCCAAGCCAAAATTTTAATCCCGGCTTTTTGTTGATAGCTTTAGTTTTTTTAAACTCAAGCATTTCTAAGTCAACTAAATTATGACGCTTATTAAATGATTCATGAGCAGATGCATGAGCAAGCTCTTCCTTTTTAAATTGAATCATTCTATTTTTAAGCTCTATATCTGTTACTTTTGGCAAATAATGATCTATTACAGTTGCAAAAGCCCTTTCCCATGCAGGGAAAAGAACACTTGAGGCATTTCCATAATGTGTCCAAATTGGAGAGTTATCACACCAGTATTTAGTCATGAAAATTGCCCTGTAATTGGAGTAATAGACATGATACCAACTAGAGCTGCAGCCCACTGTTGCCAACTTCCAAAGTTTCTACCATCGGGAATATCGGACTGACCAAAGTATCCAATGCCATTCATGCCTGCTGCCCATTCTTTCCATCTTTCTTCAGGCACAGTTCCTAACTGATTACCAGCAAATTGCTCAGCCATCAATGCACACCATTGATCCCAAGTCATGCCTCTAGGGTCGTATGTAGTTGCCATTATGGGTTACCTGTAGAACGAACATCACCAACATCAGCACTTAATAAGACATTACCCATTTGATAATTTCCACCATAGGTATTACTCTCAAATCGTAAGCGCATCTCACGATACTGCTCTTTCATATCTATCTTAAGAGTTGATGGGCTAAATACATAAGGACTATATTGGCTTGTAGCATCTGTATCATCAGCATAGCCTTTACCTTTAACATATAAGTTCATATTGCCCGATTGAACAAAGTCAGGCTCAACACGCTCTAAACGGATATAGTTGTTAGGTCCTTCAGGTTTGACCATTCCTGGACCACCTCTTACCCATCCTAAGCTATTTGTTTCAAAATAAGATTGAACAGCATTAGTATTGGTCAAATAAACTTGGTCAGTGCCAATTTCATGTTGCCAAAGAGTATAGGTATTCGAGCTATTTGCAACATTGTCAGCCCAAATAGGGTATTTGAAAACTTCTGAGAATACGCCTGCAGAACGATTAGCACCCTGTGCAAAGCCTGCGTCATACCATACTTGTTCACGCACATTATAAATAATAGCGTTATTACATTCTGTAGCATTTCCTGAAGGGTAAAACCACCAAATTTCACCCCAACGAGGAATCTTCATTGCCCATACTTTTTGGCGTTGAGCAAAATTTAAGTTATCAAAAAAGAAATTTTGATTTACTGCATTAGGAACTTCTTGAACAACTCCGTTATACATTAAAAATCGGTCAACACCTATCCAATAATAGATGCCATCATATTCAATCACGCAATTGGATGACATGATAGAAGTTTGCGTAGATATGATGTCATAACGCCAATAAATAGTAGCTGTTCCTACTGTCTGAGGTGAATAAGTAACACGGGTAAGTTGGTCAAGACTCCAAAATAATCCTGCAGGAGATGTTGTACCACCACGCAATGGAAGACCTTTTACAACTTTTGTAGATGAAACTGTGTTTATGTTTGAGTCAGGAGCTACCCAGTTATAAAAGTTTCCTGCTGAATTGTTTTGAATTAATCCATTGTTTCCATAAACAAATAGATAAGGATAGAGCATGCAAGCTCCACCTGATACAGAAATATTGTTATCAAATGTCAGCGTCTGAGAGCCTGAAGTTCCGCTACTAGATAAAATGACTGTTGTAGTTGTTCCTGATACAGAGGATGAAACTACAGTTGTTCCTGCGCTTAATCCACCACCGCTTACAGACTGACCAATATTAATCAGATAGTTGGCTGAAGCAATAGTAAAAGTTGATCCAGAAATCGTACCAGTAGCTGTAAATACTCCAACCTTAGATAAAGCTCCACCGGGGAACTGACCATATAAAACAGGTGTATTAACAGTGTTATCAATGTCTGCTAAATTTTGCCCCGGATGTGCAACAACATTAAGGTTTCCTGATCCATTCGGATCATAACCAATATCAAACTGCCAAAGATTATTAGCATTTACTGTAAAGTCAGATGGCAATGAAATGTTTGTAGGGCCAAATCCAACACCATTGGTATTATTGGTTTGCCACATCTGTAAATAGCTTTTGCTACCAGAGTAGAAGTAGTTAAGACCTAGTTGAGATTGCATGGTCATGCCACGACTAATCTCTGATGCATTTAAGAAGATACCATTGTATCCACCAATTTTACGAGGGCGACCACGCTGAAACCTGACCCACATGCCATCTACATATTTGTCAGAGTCAAATTGAGTACCATCCCGTTGAATACCGGGCTTGATATTCAGAGATATGACATTAGTGGTCAAAATGTTCCTCCACTAAGACCAACTGTAGAGGTAATTGAACCAATAACATAAAGACCAGCACTATAAAAATACCCTACTTGTGTTCCTGAAGATGAAAAACCTACTTGACCAGTAGTTGGGTGATAAATACCTGTATTGGCATCACCAGTAAAGTTAATAGATGGTACTGAAGGTGATCCTGTACCAATTGTTATAGTTGTATATGAATTAGATGATCCTGAAGCAGCGTTATACACATTCGTGCCATCGCATACCAAAATTAAAGAATTGCTTTGTGGAATAGTTACAGTAGCCCCACCAGTTACAGAAGTTTTAACAGTAAATGTATAAGATCCTGTTGTATTGTTTGTAAATGTATAAAGCTGAACTGTAGAAGGAACAACAATGGTTTGATTGCTTGTTAAAGTTCCTGTGTAAATTTGAATAGTATTTGATGCTTGAGTAGAGCTTAAAGTGGTAGTGCCACCTGTAACTACTAATGCTAATTCTGTATATGAAAACTGATTTGATCTACCATAAGCATAAGAATACCAACCTGCTGTTGTTCCGCTTGAAACAAGAACAATAGATTCATTTAATTGAAGCTGTTGAATTGAATTTCCATCAATAGTATCAGTACCATTTGGTTGTAATGTCAAAATACCAGCACCATCATTTTTGAAAATAGTAAACCAGTTAGCTCCAACAGTTGATGCAGATGGCAAAGTAAATGTTCCTGCCCCACCTGTCCATACATTCATTTGCGCTCTTGCAGTAGAGCTTAATGTTGTATTTGAAGAATAAGTTGATACATAATATTGCTGATTTAAGGTATTTCCAATAGCTGTTAAACCATAACCTGCTAAAGAAGATGCATTTGCAGCAGATGTTCCTGCTCCAAAAGTTACAGTTGCCCATGTTCCATCAACAAATGCGGTAACAGTATTGTTTGTTAACCAAATGTAATAAGCAATTCCTGAAGTTGCTGAAACAATAGTATTTCCAAGATTATCGGTAATTGTAAAAGGATTTGATCCAATATTACGAACAATAATTGCTTGACCAACTGATACCTGAGCTGCTGTAGGCATCAACAATAAAAGACCTGTTGTCGTTGCTGTTACATCAACAATATTTGTAGCTACAGTAGTGGAATTTGTGCCATTACTGGGCCAAGATAGGGTTGTGCTTGCAGAAATGGTTAAAGATTCATAACCAACCTGAGAGGGTGTGATTGTTTGACCTGTAAAGGGGCTGGTGTATGTCGTCATGATTAACTATCCTGTGCAACAGATTGGCGGTCACCTGTACGCAATAAGTCTTCTTGTTTAAGAGCTGTCATTGCTTCAGTGTATTTTTGTTGAAAAATCTGCCGTTGGTCGTTTTTAAGGAACGGCATAGCTTGTAATAAAGTGCCATAAAGCATGGCATTTGGAGCATTTTGAGTAAGCCAATTAGTCTGATTTTGTTGTGATAAAGGAGCAATTCGCTCGTAATACAAAACCTCGAATGAATAAGCTTGGTCAGGAGTTGGTGAAACTAGCCAATTATCGTAGTTGTAATCACCATAATATAAGGGTAAACCCTGAGCAGCATTAGAATCATATGAGCGTAGATATTCGTATTTACGAACAAAAACAGGGGTAATTGTGCCACCGCTAGATACATTGAATGATACTGTTTTGCGCCAACGAACAGGTTTAGGAATGATTGGATTGCCTGCGCTCATGGTAGATTCAACTACCTGAATTTGACCCAATGTCTTAATCTGCTGAGCAATTTCAAACTCAGCAAGCATAATGAATTCAGGAATTTGATTAACGACAGCAGCATCGCTTCGTTCTAGATACTGTTCAATATCGCTAATCAAGCTATTCCATGTCATTGCTGACGCTTGAGTATTGGCAGGTAAGGTTGTCGTCATATGTTTTTGGATTCCAATAATCTAATGATGGCAACCATTTTTATCAAACAGTTATTTGCTCCGATTTTACACCTTATTGGGATAAAATAGAACTAGCTTTCTGTATTTTGGCAATCCTGTCATCAAGACCTAAAGTGCCACCATTAATGCGTTTAGTCATAGTTGTGTAGTCGCCAGAATCAGCAAGAGCATTTAGACCCTTTTTGTTCCAAAACCAACCTGCAGATAGACAGGCATTCTCAGGCTCTAACAGAAGCTCAGGAGTGTCCGCAAAAGGTCTACCAAGGGCTTGACCACAGACTGTGTAATTAGCCCTTCCTGTAAGCTGTATAACGCCTCTGCCATGAAATTTCCAACCATCCCCATCTTCGGTATTACCTAGCTCAGCACGACCTCCATAGACCTTGTTTGCTATAGCTTCAGGGTTATTTGCATACTTTTCAGCAGTATTGGCATCGGGAAATCTAGAACTCCATACACGCATCAAAGCCCCTGCAGAATAATGAAGGTTTTCCTCTAGCGTCTTGAAGTTATTTGATTCATGCATGCACTGACCTAAGAAGGCAGATTGCCTCTTTACAGTGTCAATACCATACTTGGTAAAGGTATCTTGCAATGGAACAAGCCATTTAGAATCAATGCCAAGCTGAGATAATTGTTGTTCGTTCATTTGGAGGTGGTAATAGTATCTGCACCCTTGGTGACTGTGACTTTATCGCCATCAACTGTTACTGACATTGGAGGCTCTTTTTCAGCAAGATGATCCAAGCGCTGAATAAGCTGTTGAATAACCTGAAATTCTGGCTTTTCTTCTTTTTCAGTAGTTCCTGCAACGCCATTCATCATATTGATAATAGCCATCAAAGCACCACCAGCCATACCAATTACAGCAGCAATCTTAGTAGAGTCAAGGAATATGCTTGCTCCTACAGCAATCAAAATAATGGCTGTTATATAGGCAAGACCATGCTTTCCAATTGATTTGCCAGCAACTTCTTTTGCGGTTTCTAATTGTTCATTCATTGCTTCTTGTTCCACATATCAAACAAAGATTTAACTTTTTCTTCTAATACGCCAATACGGACATCCATCTTAGCCAAAGCAATGACCAAGGTAATAAATCCAAGGAATACGGGCCAAGCTTTAGATAAGATGTCTACGAAATCCATATTAATTCTCTTTTGGTGATGAGTTAAATAACATTTGGTCTTTTTTCTGACTTCCTGCAGAGCTACCAAAATAGAAAGCAATAATGCCTGTCCAAGCAGTTCCAAGGCTTCCTAGCATAATCATTAGGGGTGTATTCGCAGTATCCGTAGGAGTAACCATAAGATAGGAAAGTATGCCAAAAAACCCAAAAGTAACAAGAATAGAAAGGGTAGGAGGAATAAGGGAATGAGTAATTGCTTGCATATCACGAGCACTTTTTCTATCCTCCACAGCTAATTGTTCAAAGTTTAAGCCTAACTCTTGAGCTGATTTTTGAAGTTCAATTTCAGCTTGTTTGATAGAGGCTATCTGGTCAGAGTTTAATTTTCCACTATCTATAGTGTCTTGTACTTGAGATTCATCTATTCCAAGCGCTTTAGAAACTGCAGTAACAGCCAAACCAGCAAGAGGACCACCAAGGCAAGTAGCAATAGTAGGTGCAATTTGTTTAAGCCATTCCATATCATTTTCCAATAAAGTGACTAATTAATGTTGCTGCAAAGTTTGGTCCAAGCAATACAGCTCCAATGACTCCATAAAGCAAGTATTCAATCTTTTGCATACGACCAACGCCTTTTTTGAGGGCTTCTTGAATTCCCTCGTAGCGTTCAGCACATACAGCTTCGTGAATTGACAATCGCTTATCCGTTTCGGCTACGAGAGTTTCCATATCCATGATTAACTTACATTAGATTCTTGGCTAACTGCAGGAGTGCAAGTTGTTGGTGTTACTGTAGCTTCAGGAGCTTCTTCAGCAGGAATATCTACAACAACAGGAACTTCTACAACAGTTGGGGGAGCAATAACTACTGGAGTTGGATCAGCAACAACGGATGGGAATGTTGATTCTCCATTTGGGGCTAATGGATTTGGAGGTAAAACAATAGCTGGACCAGGTTCTTTATACTTTATTTCCAAGTAATCAACAAATTTATGAAGCTCAGATTCAGCTTGAGTTTCAAAGGTTGCAATATGCAATCGTATTTCTTTTAACCAATTCATGATGGAGTTCCTTCTGTGGATTGAGGGGCTTCAACTGTAATTTCTGCAGGAATTTCAACAGGAACTTCAGGATTAGCATTAGCTTGTTTTGCAGCCTCAAGCTGTGAATTAATCTTTATAAACAAAGGAAAAGCTTGTGAGTTTGTTGGCATATTGCCTAAAACATTGACAATATCTTGTACTTCTGCGTCAAACAAGTTTAAAGTTACATTGAACATTCTTTAATTTCCTAAAAAATTCCTGCTAAACTGGGGTAGCAGATTCCCCGATAATGATTGTAGATGTTTCTTTATCAATAGTCATTGAGCCAAAACAACATATGTTCCAATCGTCACTGTTTGATTCTCTTTCAGAGAACGAAGGCACATTAATTTTAACTTGTTTTGCCAAAAATTCTTGATTGTTTTCAAACACTCGCCATACATGGTCAACAGTTCCACGCCCTATTTGACCACGACTTTTATTGAATCGTATGCGGTACTTGTTCATATCACAATAGGCTTTGGTAGTTCAGGAGCAGCCATAATTCCAAGATTAAAATGAAGGAACTTAAATGGCTTATCTGACCCATTTCTAGTAAAAGAATGAGGTAACCAAGAGTTAGAAAAAAGCAACATACCATTCTCAGGCTTAAAGCTCACCATATTGGTTGATTGAGTGATTTTTGAAGTATCAGCCTCAGTCATACTAGCTTGAACCTTGCCTACCCTTGGATCATGAACAATGATTTGAGATGAGTTTTCAGGACAATCTATAAAGAAAAATCCTGATATTTGCGCTCCAAGGGCATGAATATGCTCATCCATACTAGAATATTTATAGTGCTCTTGACCCCAAATTTCATGAAAATAAGTGATTTTGCCATCCATTTTGTATCCTTGAGCGTTAAGGATATTCCATGCTGTAGATGCAATGTAAGACAAAAACTCATTCAATCTAGAATCTGTAGCCATATTACCAGTCATAATTGCAGGGTAAAGTTCACTCATTTTTGACTTATCTTGCATTGCAACATATTCTTCAAATATGGGGGCTACAACCTTTAAAAATTCAGGCTTTTTAATGGTATGGATCGTTGTAACAAAGTACGACGATGTAACTAAGTTATCTTGCATAACTCCTCTTTTGTTTGGTTTAGGCAGGAATTTTAGCTTGTAATGCGGTTACTTGAGCACTTAATTCTTGCACTGCATTCCACAATACAGCTACCATATCCATACCAGCCATTTTAAGATGTTCAGGGTCAGAGTTGTCAACAATTTGTTCTGATCCTTGGTTTTCCAATACATCTTGAGCTGACCAACCTAAATAAGTTCTGCTTGATGGAGTATCGTCTTCCCTTGAAACTTTGAATTGATAAGCAATAGCATTGATTCTGTTTACAAAATCCAATCCTAAAGTGATTAGTCTAATCCCTGTTTTATCACGAATATCAGAAGTAGTAATTGTTGATGTTTTGCAATAAAAAGAAGCGGTGGAATTGTTTCCTAATACAACTGTATTCGATTGAGTTGTAATAGTTATAAGCGCATCATTTCCAGAGTTATTTCCCAAGCAAACATTGTTTCCACCTGTGGTGATTGCATTACCTGCATAATAACCAAGACCCGAATTGAATGATCCACTACTACTTCCTGCACTACCTGCTAAAGCAAAATATCCAACACCAGTATTTCCATTTCCTGTGATGTATGAATTAGCTCCACAACCAACTCCAGTTTGAAATGCTGCAGCTCCTGTAGAATATAATGTTGAGTTGCCTATTGCTGTATTTCCATTTCCAGACCCAGCGTTATATGCTAAATATCCAAAAATTGTATTTGAATTACTATTGCTTCCACCAATTGTTATTGGATAAGTTGCTCCAATTGTTAAATTATTTGCAAGTGTTAAAGCTGTACCATTGAAGGTCATATTAGCTGATCCAGCTAATACCCCTGAATTATTATATTGAACTTGAGTATTTGAACCTCCTGCTGATGGAGTTGGAATTGGTTGCCAAGATGCTGTTGTTCCATTTGAAGTTAAAACATAAGCATTTGTACCAATAGCTAATCTTGTAGCGCTACTTGTACCATTTCCAATGATTAAATCGCCAGTTGTAGTAATTGGGCTTAAAGCATTAAATGCAGCAGAAGCCGTTGTTTGACCTGTTCCACCTGCGCCAATACTTAATGTTCCCCATGTTGGAGAGCCTGTGCCACCAGATAAAAGAGCTTGTCCTGTAGTTCCTGCTGTTGTGTATCCTTGTGCAGAAGTAGAAGCTCCATAAACTACAGATCCTGCTATAGGGGCTGTTGTAATACCTGTACCGCCATTACCTACAGGAAGAGTACCTGTCACGCCTGTCGTTAAAGGAAGACCTGTAGCATTCGTCAATGTTCCTGAACTTGGAGTTCCTAAAACACCACCATTGACCACAATAGATCCTGCTGTTCCAACAGCAGTTCCAAGAGCAGTTGCAATCCCTGTTCCCAATCCACTAACACCTGTGCTAATTGGAAGACCAGTACAATTAGTTAATGTTCCTGAGTTTGGTGTTCCTAAAATAGGAGTAACCAAAGTAGGACTTGTACTTAATACATTTGATCCTGTTCCTGTAGATGTTGTAACTCCAGTACCACCAGCTAAAACAGGAAGAGTTCCTGCAGTTAAAGCAGATGAAGAGGTTGAATAAATCGCATTATTCGCAGCTACAAAAGTAGTTAATCCTGTTCCACCATTAGTAGAAGCCAATGTTCCCGCAAGGGTTACAACGCCATTAGTTGCAGTAGAAGGAGTAAAGCCTGTAGTTCCTGCGCTAAATGATGTTACGCTAGTTGCATAATTTGAATTAGCTAATACTGTAATGACATTAGATGCATTCTTGTAATACAGCTTTCCATCTGCATAATTTAATGCAAGCTCACCATAAGCCAAATTACCTACTGTAGGCTGATTAGAAGCTGTTCCACTGTTGTAGATAATGATTGGTGTATATCCTGATTGAGCCATGATTGATCCTTAAAAAAGCAAAAGAAAGTTTCCTGAATTGTTTATTACAGTAGTAAATGTCCAGCCTGTATTATTGCTGACATTGGTACTATTTATAGCTGTCCAAGTAGAAGATGGAGTTGCTTTTGAATCTTTAATGCTTAAATAACTTGCAGAAACTGTACCTCCACCAGATTTGGTTAAAGTAGCTTGTGTTCCTGCTATTGAACTTTTTAAAGTTATTAAATTACCTGCTGTACCACTAGCAGTCCAATTTCCAACAGTTGTTGTTGTAGAGGATTGAAGATTTATTACAAATGGTATAGTTGCTGTACTAGATATTGTTCCAACAAAAGTATTTGAACCAGTAATACTATAAGTACCATTTGTTGTAGTCGGAGAAAATACAAGATTTCCGTAAGTAAAACCAGCGCCTTGAAAAGTATTGCTTGCTCCATTTATTATTATTGTAGAGTTTGAAGCATTCATTGTTAAAGATGTAGCCGCAGCAAGCCAATTAATTCCAGTTAAAGTTGATGTTCCTAAATTGAATACACCAGTGCATCCAAAACTCATAGAAACAGTAAAACCTTGTCCTGCCGATATATTATAGTTATTAGTATTTATCGTACCTCCGTTAAAAATAAAATTACTTGTGCAGGAAAGAGAACTGTTTAAATTCCATGTATTACCAGTACCATAAAAACTTATTATGTTTAAATTTATTCCATTTGTATTTATAGTCTGAGTACCAGAGCCACCTATAAAATATAAATTGGCTGCTGTTGATGCAGTAAAAGAACTGCTAGTTGGAAAAGATAAACTTCCACAAATGTAAACAGTAGAATTACTAATAGTTCCCAATATAATTGCCTGTGTTGCAGTTACAGTTAGATTATTACAATTACCACTATTTACAGTAATTGATCCTGTTCCTGAACTTGTATCTATTATTACATTATCTCCTTGAGATGGTACGCCATATCCACCTGAACCACCCGAACTAGAAGACCAGTTGGTAGGAGTAAAATTGTCCCAAATTCCTATTCCACCTACCCAATAGAATGTAAGCGGACTACCAAATGTAATTCCTGTGTTATTGCTTACATTAGTGCTATTTGAAGCATTAAATGTTGCAGAAGAAGTTACTTTTATATCTTTAATGCTTGCATAAGTAATGCTAGATAGTACGCTTCCGCTAATAGCAATAGTAGCTTGAGTTCCTGCAGTAGAGCTTTGTAAAGTTAAAATATATGATGATGAACCAGAAGCGCCCCAAAAACCAATTGTTGTTGTTACAGAAGAAGGGAAAATAAGCGAAGTAGGTCTATTTCCTGTGCTTCCTTGTGAATAAAAACTACCAGTAAAAGTATTTGCTCCAGTAAATGTTATCGATGCTGTTCCAACAGGTGGAGTAGTATAGTAAAAATTACCATATGTTAAGCCACCACCATAAAATATTGCAGCACCCGGATTTTGATAGAAAAAGCTTGATGAAGCTCCACTAAATGTTAATCCTGTTGTATTGCTAAAGTTCCAACTGGTTGTAGCTATTAATGATGTTCCAAGCGTTAAACTAAATATTCCTGTAGCGCTATAAGTAATTTGTGAGAAAGTTAATTGAAATCCATTAGTATTTAATGATCCATTTGTTAGAGTTAAAGAACTCGAACTTATAGATAATTTACTGAGTAATGTCCATCCACCACCAACTCCATTAAATGTTACTGCTCCATTATAATTAATATTACTAGGAATATTAATAGTTTTTCCAGTGGTATTTGCTGCAAAAGTAGTTGAAAGTAATGATGATACTGTAAATGAACCAGTGGCAGGAAAAACTAAATTACCATAAATAGAAATTGTAGAACTTGTTGTTCCCAAAGTCATAAATTGCGTAGGATTTACAGTTAAATTATTACAAACTGCTCCTGTGCAAGTAATAGTTCCAGTACCAGAACTTATATCAAAGATTACATCATCAACAGATGTTGGGAAACCAGCTCCACCCGTTCCACCTGAGCTAGAAGACCAATTAGTAGTAGTGGTTGCATCCCAAGTACCATTACCACCAACCCAATAATATGTTGCCATTATTAACCTTTAAGCTTGAGTTGTTACTGCAACAACATCCCAAAATGTGTCTTGAGCATTATATACACAGCCAACATAGGTAACTTTACCAGCTACAGTTGTTGTTGGTAGGGTTGAACCAATAATTCTATATCCACCTGAAGTTGTTGTCCAAGCTAATGTTTGGGCTGTTCCATTGTCTTTAATGCGAATTGTTAGCTTTTGACCATCAGCACCTACAGAAGGAATTGCAAATGTTGTACCTACTGCTAATGCTGTCACATTGTATTGAGCAGTTGTAATGGTAGGAGTAATCGTAGATGCAGATGCAATAGTTCCCGGTGTCTGTGTATTAGATATTGTGATAGAACCTGAAGCATTGGTTACTGTTATTCCAACACCTGAAGTCAATGTTGATAATGTGTAATTTGTACCATTACCAATTAGCAATTGACCATTAGTTGGGGTTGTTGTAATACCTGTACCTCCATTGGTAATAGTCAAAGTACCAGCCAAAGTTACAACACCTGTAGAAGATGTATTAGGAGTAAATCCTGTAGTTCCTGCGCTAAATGATGTTACTCCAGCAATTATTGCAGTGCTGATAGTTTGCCAAGAACTATTGATATATCCCTCTATAACATTGGTATCAGAGTTATATCGCATCATGCCATTAGCAGGACTTGAAGGGCGACTTGCAGTGCCTCCTGTAGGAATGGTAATGCTTCCACCACCGGGGATTACAGGGTTATTTACAATTCCAATTACAGGGGATGAAGAGCCATTAGTTACTGCAATTTGATTTGCTGTTCCTGTAATGGTTATTGCAGATAAAGAACTACCACCAGCAACAGCCAATAAACCTGTGCCTGAAAGTGTGGATAAAATGGAATTTAAACCTGTCAAAGCAATGGTAGGGTTTCCGCTTACTCCATTACCATTGGTAACGGATATACCTGATCCTGAACTTTGAATAGTAATTGGAGCTACTGTATTACCTGATGTCTTAGCAATAATTCCTGTAGAAGCGTTTTCTAGGCTTGCAGAGGTTGCATTTAAGGCAAATACAAAGTTGCCTTGAGCGCCACCATCAGTTACACCAATACCTAATCCACCTGTAATCTTTCGGCTATTCGGAAGGCTTGTTTCAGTATTAATTGTGGCAAATGTCTGTGTCTGGACAGGGCTATTAACTAACTTAGTAACAGTTGTTTGAACAGTTTGACCATTTTGGACAATAGGAACAAGCTCTGAACCTGTAATAGCGGTTGGAGCTGTTGGGAGTTGCGATATTCTGATATTTGCCATTATGGTGTTCCTGTTGCAATTAAAATACCTTCTACACCAATACCTACTTGTGATGTTCCAGAAGATGGTCCTCCAGTAGCTTGCCACTGAATATCAGTTTTTGCAGCATATGCACGAGGGGCTACTCGAAGTGTTTGATAGCTATTGGTAAAAGGCGCTTGTAAAAGAATTTGAATCAACCCAGCAGATGATTGTGTCCAAACTCTATATCCGCAAAAATTGTTAATTGTGTTTCCGCTTTGATTGGAATATGCATTAGATCGAGTCAAATAGAATGTATAACCATTCGGAACTGTATAAATCATTGCTTGGCTTTTACCATTTCCTGCTGTAATTTCAGCATATTGAATGGTTTTTCCTGCATTTCCTAGGTTCAAAATACCTACTGCATTGACAGTGCCAACTACTTGTATCCCATTGATTCTTAAGTAACTATTGACAGTAGTAACGCCTGTCGTTCCATTGGTAAGGGTCAATGTTTCAGAAAGCAAGTTGTAGCTAGAATCTAATCCATTAATTAATACTTGAACTGCTGTATCAGAAGCTGAAGAACTCCACAACAACATGGTTGTAGCAGATGCAGGATAAGTATAAGCGGTAGTATTTTCCCAAACAGGATAGTAAGTTACAGCACTAGAGTTTGGCAATGCACTCTGATAACCATAAATATTAACTACTGAAGCGCCTGTAACAAGCCCACGAGATACTTGTAAGTAAGGAGGTAAAGCAAGCGGAGATTCATTATCAGTAATCGCAGTAATTGGATTACTAGAAGATGAACCTTGAGGTGGAAAATAATTGATTGTCATGTTGACTGCAATCCACCAATAGTTATCGTTATTGTTGTTCCTGAACCTTTAATCTGAATTGTATCGCCTGCAAAAAGAGGCTGATTACTTGTCCATTGTACTGTTTGATTAGCAGTCAAAGGGCATTGATAAAAGATAGCATTAGATGTTCCTGCAGTTCCATTTGCAGGCACTAAATACACATCAAATGTTGCTGATGCACCTGTATTGCAAGCGGTAATGTCAGTTACATAGGTACGAACATTAGAAGGAACTGTATATAGAGTAGCAACGGATGTAGCTGTAACACCCTGACCCAATTTAACAGGAACTTGAACTTGAAATATTGGTAAGTAAGGAGCTGTCATGGGCTTAAGTTATCCAAATCACCATTGTTAGGATTCTCAATAGGTACTTCAGGGGCAATTCCCCATGTTCCTGCAGTTGCAGGGGTAGCAGGATCTTGTGATGGGTTGTTAACAATATTTGGATCTGTTGTCAACGCATCATCATTTTCTGCAATATCTGCATCAGGTCTAGGAAAGCGAATTGAAATCTTTTCAGGTTGTCTAGCAGGTAATCTATAAGGATCTCGTTCATCATTACATCCTTCATTGCAAACCCGAAGACCGGGTATATTTCTATCTTGACCAATATCCGAGTAAGCTCGTTTCATCTTGCATCTGTCGCAGATAGCAATTGATAAAACAGAGTTTCCACGAGTATCTAACCATTTAGGCATGATTATCTCGTGTAAACGGATATATTAGGGGCAAAGTAGATTGGAGACTTATCTCGCTCTTCTTGTTCAGCCATGTTGAAGTATTTTTCAGCTTGAGCTTCACAATAAGCAATACGATTTGGGTCTACATCAGGCAATTCCATAGCCATTTGATGGGCAAGCATATTCTGAATAGCCAAATACCAACGCTGAGGTATCTCAATCGACCCAGAAAGCGCTCCAACATCCTGAATATACCTAGAGCACCATGCCACAATCTGTGGAGAATAGATTGCAGGGCTGGGCCAAAGCGTCATAGTCGGTTGCGGAATGGTTCGATTGAACCAATACTGCAACGGATAGTTATTTGTGAAGTTTTTGTTCGGAAGATTGGTGTAATCATCACGATTCATACGAGCTAATGGGATTTCAGTAGCATTTGAACCAAAAACTACCTGATAAACACCCATATTTACGCCTGAAGTCTGTTTAATTCTCCAATATGGAGCTGTTACAGAGGGATCTAAGTCATAATAAAGCCAAGTTCCTGCCACCCAAGTAGTGGAAGATGGATCATAAAGCGTTATCCAGTTGGTATTATCTTGGGAATATTGAATCTGAATGTCTACAGCGCCATTAACAGCAGGCAAAATACCTACTGTTCCAATGTAAACACCTTGACCTGTACCTAAATTAATTCCAATTGTGCTTGTATTGTTAGTGCATTGGCAAATATTGGTGTATTGACCATCAAAAGCATAAGATCCATTACCAGTTGAAGAGTAACCACCTGTTGTATTGGCTGTTACAGTTCGATAATTGGAGTTTAGGACATCGTTTATGCCTACAGGTAGCTGATATTCATACTGGTCAGGAATAAGCCCGTATACGACCTTTTGGATAGCCCAATACTGAATACCTCTATTAGCTAGATTCGATAAAACATAGTAAAGGCTCTGTTTTGAGGCAGCTACTTGCTCAGATGTAAGAGTTTCTGCAAGCTTTCCTGCACGACGAGCACCGCTATCTATTAAATTTTGGACAGTTATTACTGTTTGACCAACTGTTCCGCTTGTGCTCATGGTTTACCACCCTTTTATATCATACTTTTTAGCTTTTCCACCATCTTTGCATTTCCATCTTCTTAAAGAAGCTTTTGCACGAGGCGCATCACCTTTGGCATGCTCAACTACCCCTTCCATTCTTGCACAGAACGACTTTTTCCTAGAGCCACCTTGTGGTTGGGGAGCTTTTAAATGACTCCCTGTCTCTCTATTATACTTTGCTCTACCCTTGTCGGTAAGCCCTGCACCCTCTTTTACAGACAATTTTTCACCACGACCAACAGATAATGAAACACCACCTTTTTTCATTTTTGCTGTCTTTGCGGATTCCTTAAATGCCTCTGCAGTAGGAGCGCCTTTACTTCCAACCTTACGCATATGTTCACCTGAACCATGAGCTATACGCTCTTGCTTTTTGTGAATATTTTCGTAAAGACCGCCTTTGGCAAATTTTTTACCTTTATCGGCACTTGCAAACTCTTTACCAACTTTAGATGGAATTCCAACTTTCTTAGCGAAAGCAGGGTTATGAGCCACTGCTTCCATTAAGTTATGTTGTTTTAAAGATTTGCTTGGCATATTAAGCCTGTGATTCTTGCCAAGATAAACGAGCAATGATGGTTGAAGCAGTTGCTGCGGTATTGAAAGCAACCACATACAAAGTGTCTGGACCATCAGGATATTGACCTGCAAAGCTATTTGACACTGTATTTGTCAATCCACCACCCAAGATAGCATTACCAATACCTGCTACAGATGTCAAATCTAGCGTTGTTTGACCAGAACTATTGGTAAACGCAGCAGCGATTGACTCACCACCTGTAAATGTTGCTGTAGTAGCAGTTTGTGATGCAACCTGAACAATAGAACTAGTTACAGTATTGTTTTGGGTAGGAGATTGGAATGCAGTCCAAGTAGCTGTACCTGTTGTGTATCCATTCAATACAAGCTGAATCAAGAAAGTTCCTGAAGTTACCACGCCCAATTCACGCAATTGCAATTGAAGGCGGTTAATAACTTCTTTATTTCCTAATGTACCAACTTGACCATTGTCAACAGATGGAGCTAAGCGAATTGCCAAAATAGGAACTGCGGTAGTTGCTGGAACTGAAACAGTTGCAGTTGTTCCATAGTTGTAAATTAATGACACATCGTTTGTAAATCCACCATCCATAATAACGGATGAACCCCAGTGTGAAATAACCGCAACTGAGTCAGGTGGAGCATATTCGACTGAAACAGGTGGAATGGCATTGGTTGATGGGAATGCTGCTGTAAATGCAGAAGCTGATCCACCACCTGTAGCGCCACGAGTTACACCTGTAAATTGGTCATATGCAAGACCTGAACTACTTGCAAAGTTAATGCCTGTGTAGGTCATGTATTCAATTGCACCATTAGAAGCGCCAGCAGTAACTTTAATAGTTCCACCATTTGGATTAAAGCCAGCAGCACTAATAACAGGAATTGTTGTTTGTGAATTTGTAACAGATGAATACAAGCTTGTTACAGCTCCTTGACCATTTGATTCATAGCGTGATGGCAAGTTTCCTGAGCGCATGTATGCAGCGTATTGAATGTTGTTGTTTTGGAAAGAGTAAACATAAGTAATTGCTCCTCCCTGACCACGAAAACCGAATCGTGCCACACCTGCGCCATACCAAGAATAATCGATATACCACATCTGAATCTTGGTTAAATCAAGGTTATATCCTGAAGGACCTGTTCCATCGCATGGGTCATACCATGCAGATTGTGGAACTTTGTTATCAATTGTTTTAGAAACCAAAGCATTGGCAATGGTTGCACCACGATATTCGGGGCTAATAAACATGCTTGTATCGCTTGCAATACCCATTACACGATAAGATTGACCACGAATAACAATGTAATCACCGGGAGCAATCTGAGTAGTAAATAAAGTACCTGTTCCTGTAACAGTTCCTGATCCTTGGGTTACGGATACAGTTCCGCTTAACTGATTGGTTGAGTTACGCCATACAGCATATACAGTTTGACCATCAAATTGGAAAAATAATCCATTTTGTGCATCAAATAAACCCAATCGATTGCTTGAGCCATACCAGCTATAAGGGCTAACCTTAACAGGCAAACCATTGATAGTTAATGCAGGGCTTGCTGACGGGGTGACATTGTTATATGTTGTGTAAGTTAATGTTGTAGGGCTAGGAACTGAAGCAATTTTAAATATGCCGTTGTAAGCCGATACAACTGCGTTTTGAACTTGAATATACGCATTGGTAGTCATGTTATGCGCCCAACGAGTTGTAACAGTCACTGTAGTTCCTGAAGATGTTACAGAGCTGACAAATAGTTGTGGCTTCATAATTGAGCCAGTGGAGAACTGAATACCTTTACCAGACTGATAACGGAAATAACGACGAGTTTGGCGCATCATCTGTTGATTTGGAACAGCAGAGCCAGCAGTAAAGTTTACTGATCCATCATATGCACGAGTTTCTACATATCCTGATGGTCTAGCATAAATAGTAGTTTGGTTAGCAGAGTTAACAATTGTTCCTGTTGGAGCGTTTACTACAACAAAAGTAAATGTATTTGCTGTTGGAACAGTTGCTACTACCCAAGAGCCATTAGGTGGATTAGTAGAGGCGGTAGTGCCAATTACAAAAATTAATGAGCCAGCAGACATGCCATGAGGTGATGTTGTAGTTACTGTACAAGTTGTACCTGTATTAGTAATAGCATTTGCACCTACTGCAAAACCGCAGTTAGTGTAAAAATTACCTGAATAAACATAAGTAGCTGTTGCGTTATATTGATTTCCTGATGCCACAGCATTTGTGGTTAAAACAGTAAATGATGTACCGCCTGTAGAAGCAGTTACATACCACCAACCATTGGCGTTTGGATCTAATGCATCCTCAATAAATACAGGAGTTCCAACCGCTACTGTAGCTGTTGTTGAAACTACAACTGTAGTCGTGCCGTTACCTGTAATTGCAGTAATAGCAAGTGGTGAATTTTGGTTATACCAGCAAGATTGACGATTATTTTCTAAATCAAGCTGTTCCCATTTAGAAGGCTGTTGACCATATTCAAAGTCAGTATCAATCAATGATTGCGGAGTAGAAACACGCAATTTATCAACTGGATCATAGCCTGTTGATAGTTGTGATTTTTGAGTCCGTAACTGGTCTTCAGTTTTGGATGTTGTATTTGTGTAGACGACTAATTGTGACATAGCGTTATCCTAGAAAAAATAGAAATATAAAAGTGAAGCTAGGAACTGCAAAAGGTGGGGGATTTCTCCCCCTGCCTTTTAATAATTACATTTACCGCCTTTTTTCATATGATGCTTAGCGTGACCGCCTTTTTTCATAGGATGAGCTTCAATCTTCTCATGACCATGATGATGCTTAGCTACATGCTCATGCATATGGGTAAAACCATGATCCCCATGTCCATGAGTCGTGTGATGAGACACATGACCGCCATGAGCATGATGCTTAACATGACCACCTTTTTTGTAACCAGCAGGCTCTTGCTTAATGCCTTTAATGCCTTTTGGTCGCTGTTTAGGGCTATGAACACCATCGTTCATATCGCTTACAAAACGCTTAGCAACATTGTCAGAAACAGTGCCACCTTTAGCATACTTATGAGCATGACCGCCACGCTTGTAACCAACACCTTCAAGGCTACCAGATTTAGTGCTGAAACCTTTAACTTGCTTAGCTCCAACTACTTTATCTTTCACATTGATTTTTGGTTTCAAAGTCGTTTTTGTTTCAAAAGAATCAATCGCAGCTCCACCATCTTTTAAATGTTTAGCATGCGCTTTGTGGTGCTCGTGCATCTTTTTGTGATGCGCTGAACCACCTTCTTTATGTTTAGCAGCATGGTGTTTAGCCATATGCTTGTGATGCTCATGCGAACCTTCAGGATGACCAGAAATATGGTGAACCTTGTGTGCATGACCGCCTTTTTTGTAGCCAGCCAATTCAATATCACCAGTTGTTTTTTTGCGGTCAGGGCGAGTTGCACTGATACCACCTAAAAGACCACCGGGAGTATTGTCTTTAGCCATAGCAGCTCTGCCACCACGCTTTAAACCATGATGAGCTTTACCAGCTTTTTCATGCTCATGATGCTTGAGTTCTTTTTCAAGCATATGAATCTGATGCTCTTCATGACGCTCTTCTTTAGCACTTTCAGCCTTGCCACCACGCTTACGCAAGATTGCAGGAACACCTGTTGGAGCTACACGCCCACGCATGGCACGACCCATAGGAGCAGCCATAGCCATTGGGTTTCCACCCATAGCCATATGCTTCTTATGAGCGTGACCACCACGCTTCATGCCATCGCCTACTTCATCTGCTGATGGTTCGGTTGTGTATTCTTTTGGCTCACGCAAAAACTTTTTAGTTGCCATGATTTATTCCCCTATTAGGATTGAGTTGTGCCGATTGCGCCAGCCAAAGTAGCATTTGGACCAACTGCAATTGCTGGCAACAAAATACCCATTACTAGGCGATAAGTTCCGTTTGCATTGCTTGATGGAGCATATGTACCACGAACATCACCTGTAGTAGATGATGAGTTACCTTGAACTGCTGCTACAAAAGTACCTGCGTCTTGAGCCAATGTTTGCGCCCATTTAACTGAACCAATATAAGCAACATCAGTTACACGAACAGGCAATCCGTAGATATTTGAAATACCGAATGAAACAGTATTTGTATTGCTTACGCTAGGTGTAATTGAAACGATTTGCTTAAATGCTTTTTTACCATTGGTGGTAGTAGAAGCAGTTGTTGGAACGCTAACAGCCTCAGTCATTGATTGACCATAAATGTCAAAACCTGAGATGGTCATCACAGTTGCTGTAATTGCAGAGCCACTGGTTGTGAAAGATACTGTACGAGGTGTATCCAACTGATAAACAGTTGTGCCTGCGATGTTAGTAGTCTTAATTACACCAGTACCTGAACCAACAGATAATGTTACTGCTGTACTTGCTGTAGTTGCTTGTGCAGCGCCTAGAGCTGTTGTAGATGGAGCAGCAGGGGCAACATCAAATACATAAATACGACCCAAAGGACCAACGCCTTGACCCATTGGGCTTGGCATTGCTTGGATTGCAGTGTTATAAGTTAAAGATACAGTTGGAAGCGTACCGCCACCACTTGCACTTGTTAAAACTGCAGTGTTTAAAGTTCCCAAAGGAGGGGAAGTGTATAAACCTGCGTTAGTAATAGATAAACCAGTTACAGCACCGCTAGATACTGTGGTTACAGTTAAAACTACAGGAGTGCCTGTACCGCCTAGAACCTGAAGTGTATCGCCTACAGCAAAACCTGTAGAACTAGCACCAGAAACAAGGGTAACAGCATTTGCTGAAGTACCATAGGAAGCAAGCGAACCTGTTCCCATATTTGCTTGGGCTGCGCCCAAATATAAGTCATCACCGAATTGTGGCATTTTGTCTTCTCCATGAAAAGTCTGACAAATGAAGTGGGGAGTTAAGGTCTCCCCACATAACCTTTATTACATTAAGCTCCCGGTGTGCCGTACATGGCACGAGGATCAGTCCAACCCACCTGATAACGCTCAGTGGCTTTGTAGCGCATAGAGTCAGTCTCGAAGTCGCCTTCCATAGTCTTCTCTAATGCACGACGCATTAACAACTTCATACCTTCTGGGGCATCAGTTTGAATCCACCAGTTAGTGGCAGAAGTCAAACGAGAAATTACAGATGCGCCTTCAGGCAACAAACCAATGGATTTCACTGGGTTGATGTCGTTGTTGGCTGTACCAGTACGCAATACGCTCTTTAGCAATACTTCAGCTTGGAACACATTGCCCGGTGCTACTACCAATTTCAATGGTTGCAGACGGATTTTCTTACCATTGTTGTCAACTGCTTGACGAACTTGGATAAGCATCTGTTCCAAAGAAGTTTGGCTCAATGCTGCTGCTGTTGCCAATTGGTTACTAAAAGTGCCGTTAGCAATTGGGTGAGCTGTGTTGATTAAAGAAACGCCATCACCACCAACATAAGAACTGTTAAATGCACGATTCAGCACATTGGCACATAGCAATTCTTTGGTTTCCACCAAGGATTGAGCTAAGTGCTTCGCATATACCTGACCCAAGCGGATATGGTCACCATCTTCAACCAATACTTTGGTCAAAGCGAATGCCAATCCAAATACTTGGTAGACATAGCGTTGCAAGAACAGCACACCACCCTGTTGATAAGTTACAGGAGAGCCATCAGGTAACTGAGGGGCTGCACCGAAACCATACAATACAGGTTCTTCGTGGTAGTTGCGTGGGATACCAGCAGATTCATGGAACACTGTGCTCCATTCGTCAGCTCGTTGGTCATAAACTCCGTCAAATGATTCGTTGAGAATAGGCTCAACAATTGAACGGAAGTCCGTACTTCTCATTGGGGCTGCCATATTATATTGCTCCTATATTAAACGATTGCTGGGAATTGACCATAGAACTGTGTACCACTCAACTGTACTCGTACAATTGTGTAAGCATCACCCCATGCGTTGTCCACATTCTGACATAAGTCAACGACACGCATTTGTCCTTGGTTACCATTGGATACCGCAGTGGCTGAACCCAAAGTGGCAGCAGACAAGCCAGTTGTGGTTGAACCTGCTGTGATGTTAGTGAACAGATATTCACCACCAACCGAGGTTGCAGGCATAGAACCATCAGCTTGGATTTCATAAACGATGTTTAGGTCGTTGTAGAAGTAAGCATTGGTTGTAGAGCCTGATAAAGTAGTAGTAGAAGCGGGCCAATAGTTCGACACACGACGACGACCAGTAGTATCGGTAAATTCAACGCCTTGGAAAGAACCAGTAACTGTGTACTGACCTGTCAAAGTTGTTGCAGCGTTACTAGCTGGTGCTTGTGATGGAACGATAGTGCCGTTTGTACCACTGTTTGCAGATTGTCCATAAGAGACAGGTTGTCCCTTAAGGATGTTTGAGCCGTATCCCGAAGGGATTCCGTTAGCCAAAACCTGCGCTCTTTCCAAGCCAGTTGGGAAGAAGGCAGGGCGTAGACCAAACGGAGCTGATGTTGAAGACATAGTAACTCCTTATATTATGGAAAACCCTTAGTTAAAGGTTGGGGCTTCCCGTGTTAGGTCAAAATTCATGCCGTCACCTTCAATTCCACCCAATGCTCTTCCATTACTATCTCGTGCATTTAAGAGTTGTTCTTGCTGTACTTTGATCTTTTCTTGCTCATCCATAGGGGCATAATGGTGAACTTCAGCCATATAGTCCTGATAGATTTCAATAGGGAGCTTGTAGAGCACCATCTCATTAACTGCAACTAAGCCTTCCATTTCACCAGCTTTTACTCTGTAGTTCTCAAAGCCGGGTACTTCCTCAGCTTTCACAGGTATATAGCCAATGCGTAGGCGTTTGTGAATGGGGTCATATTGGTTGGTTGTTGATAACCAGCACAAGTGGTAGCCCGGAATATCCGGAGCTGTCGGAAGTGATTCTTGGAGAAATTCCGAACGGAACATCCTACGACGCTCCTGTGATGAAACCATATGTTCTTCAGGCGCTTTGCGTTGTGCGTCATCTTCTGCACGACTTTCACGACCTGCGTTAGTATTCTTTTTTAATCTGCTATCGTTCATAATCAATTCCTTCCTTTGTTTTCTCTGTCCCACGCACGAAAATTGTTAATCATCTTCATTTTTCGCACTGGATCATCCCAAGCTCCTGCCTCTTTAATGGCAGCAACTCTATCAGGGCTTAATACATAAGCACCTGTTTTAGCTGTTGCAGTAGATTCTCTACCTGAACTTGTCACTACAGACCTCGGTCTTTGATTACGAACACTAGGCTCATTATATCCACGATTTGCTTTTTGTGGTATATATTTTTCGAGTCGGTCATCGAGTTCATCCCAATAATCTTGAGTTGATGGATCGTAACCTTCCTCGGTTAATTTCTTGTCAATTTTCTGAGCAATTTCAGAATCTAGGTCTTTCCCATGTGGGTCATACCATTTATTCTGCTCCATCCAATCAGCAGCAAGTTTCTGAACCATAGGATCAGGAACATCGATGTTTTGTTTAGGAGGCTGGGAAGCTTGTTTAGTGGCTTGAACTTTAAGGTTTTGCAATGCTTCTTGCTTACGCTTGGCTTCGTACCACATCTCTTGGGCTTTAGTTAAGCTCATGCCATCGTTTGATTCTACAGCTTCCTGCATCTTCATCTTGGCATACTCAACTTGAACGCCTGCATCTTCAATGGCTTTATTGACTTGAGCCAGCTCAGATCCTGATGTTTTCTTCTCAATAACAGCAAGACGCTCAGCAAGAGCTTCATTCTGTTTGCGAAGAGCGGTAATCAGGTGGTTTGATTCACGAGCCTTTTCACGATGGAGTTGCTTTTTAAGCTTTCTCTCTTCACGACGAGCTTCACGAATCTTTTCACGCTCAGGATCTACTTCTTCTCCTTTTGCAGGTTCATCATCAAAATCATCGTTTCCACGAAAATCTGATTCGGGTTTACCCTTATTTTCTTCAGGAGCATCATCAATGATGATTTCCCCTTCAGGCAATTCAACAACAGCAGAACCATCTTGCTCTTCGTTGACTTGCATTTCCATCTTATCACTTGGTGTCATACAGTTTTCCTTTCAAAACTTATAAAAATGCTTTAATTTCACGAGGGTCACCCGTGACTTTGCCAATAAGTTCATGGTCATTAAAGAAGGTAAAGAGCGACTTGCCTTTTGCCCCGTTATCATCTTTAAAGTCAATCTCCCATCGGTCACCGCCCCATTTAGGAACACGAACAAAATCTCCTACTTGCGCCCATGCACCTTCGGGCCAAGCTTCCATCGTGTCACGCTTTCTAAATGCCAATGGTCCAATGGCAATCACTTTGCCAATCATGGTGTTCCATTTCTCGGTTTCTTTTACTTCTTCAGGAATGTAAATCCCTGCTGTTGTAACCTTCTCTTTGACAGCTCTCAATTGAACAAGAACTCTCGCTCCATACGGAGACATTAGAGGGTCAACATTTGGAAAAGCTTCTTCCAAAGTCTGTTCGACATCAAAAATCTTTGGGTCTACAGGCTCTGATGCATCTTTAAAAATCTGAGCAACAATGTCATTTCTCGACATTTTCATCCTCTTCTAACAGGTTATTAATAATGTTTAAAGCTTCTTGCAAGCCTTGGTGCTGTCCAACATATCTTTGGTAACTTTCAAAATTTGCAAATCTTCCGTTAACCATTGAATCAACAATTTCTTGTTGTTTTAGTTTGACAGCGTGAATCAAGCCGTTAACTAGATCCATTAACGACCTCTGGCTGAAGGCTTCTTCCCTACTGCTATTGCAATCATCAAACCTTGTTTCTTAGCTCCACCACCTTTTTTCATTGTGGCAATGCTATGAGGAACAGGTTTAGTGATTTTTGGTGTTACACCCTTAGCAGGAAGCTTTGCAATTCCCTTCTCAGGATGAGCGCCAATCTTGTTGACATTCTTTTGATGAGTAATTTCATCAGGCTGACCTGAATCGCTACCATCAATAGAGTCATTCTTTACACCGCCACCTTTGGCGTACTTCTTAATCTTTCCACCTTTTTTAAAGTGGTTTGCTTCGCCTTCGCCATACATGGCAATGCGCTTTTGCATTCTGATTGCTTCGGACATGAGGTTCTCCTTTAGAATCCGTGTTTGTGTTTACCAGTTTTACCGCCTTTGAAGCCATGCCAATCTTTTTCAATCTTGCCACCCTTCTTCCTACCAACTACACTGCGAATGCCACGCTCAATATCTGACTGCATACCTTCACCCTTGGCAATCTTGTCTAAGTTTTTACGGGCTTGCTCATTCTGAGCCTCTGTACCCATAACCTTATCTTTTAAATCTTTGGCTTGGCTAGAAATAAAGTTTCCAGCTCTGCCTAACATGCTTTCTTGGTTTTCTACTTCATTAGGCATTTGGTTCTCCTTGTGGTGGTTGTGCCTGTTGAGCTTGAGCTTGTTGCAAGATGCCTTGCTGTTGAGCTTGAGCTGATTGTTGTTGCATTTGTTGTAAATGCTCCATATTGCTTTGTTGCATAGCTTGCTCTTGCTGTGCTTGGGCTTGCTTGGCTTCGAATTGTTTCTCAATCGTCATGGTGTTGATGTCATGAGTTAATTTAGCGCCCTCAATCTGTTGCTGGCTCACTATTTGAGCTTCTTTATCCTGAGAGTCTTGCTGTTGCTTCTGAGCTTTTAGGTTTAAATCAGCCTTGTCGTAAGCAGCCTTACGCTGAGTCTCAGCCATAGCTGTTTGCTGTAAAGCTTGAACTTGAGCTTGAACATTTGGATCAAGCGGTTGAGTTGACTTCATCTTTTGCATCATTTCAGTCATTTGCTGAATTACAGGCATAACTTGTTTCATGATTTCTTGAGAATCCACATGAACATGTTGTCCTGCAATAGCCAAAAGCTTTTGAGCTTCAGGAATAGTCTTCTTAACTGCCATAACATCATATGGTTTGCCAAGATGTTGGGTTGCATACTTGCCAACGCTTTCAAGATAGAACAAGCTTAGGTGTTGCTTAATGTGTTCTAAGGCGTTAGGGATAAATGCAGGAGCAATAATTGGATTAGCGCCATAAAGTGGATCTTTAGCAAACTCTGTATGGCTTAACAGGTGAGATAAATGGTCTTGACCGGGGAACGCACCTACAGGCTTTGCTAATGTCAATGAAATGTTCTCCAAAGCAGGGTTCATATCTTTAACATCATCTTTATCAGGCAGAACATCGTTGATGTCAGGCAATTTAATCTGTTTTAAGATGCGTTTTTCAACTGCAAGGCGGTCATAAAGGTCAGGATTTGCTTGAGCACGAGCTGCTAATGTCTGAATTTGAGCATAACGCTGTGATTCAGCAAAGATATGAGGGTCAGATACAGGAACAATGTCTGCATTTGTCTCAAAGTCTTCTTTAGTAATCTTGAGGTCGGCAACAACTTCGCCCCTCATCTGCTCTTCAAGATACCAACGATTTAATCGAGCCAAAATCTTAAATACACGCTTCTGAGAATCATGCAAACGAGCGTGAATCGAACTAAATACAGCAGCACCTTGCTCAATAAGGGCTTGTGTTGTGCCAACAGGCGCTTGAGAGTTGACATCTGCAATCTTTTCCTCTGAAGTTGTGACTACACCTTTGGCTGCCTCTGTTAACCAGCCTAATAATTGGAATAAAACAGGGCTTGGTGGGTTAAATGGCACAGGCATAGCGATTTTACGAACATCATCTACTCCCGGTGCGCCTTCAATCTCGCTTACTTGGGTGACATCGATAACAGTTGACTGACCTGAAATCTTAGCGCCCTTAAGCTTGAGCATAGTAGGTGCGTTATTGATGTGAGCGCTGTCCATAAGTGCTCGTAAAGCGCCAGTAAGAGCAGCGCTAAGACCGCCAATAAGGTGAGGCAAGCCAATAGCGTAAGCACCACGCCAAGGAATAAACTTGAATTCAATAAGCCAGTCGAGTTTCGTAAAGGTTTCATCGCCATCTTCCCAGTTTCTATACAAGCCAACAGGCTCACTCTCATTTTCATCAATCATAAGAATGTATGGCGCTCTTTCACCCTTGGAAAACTTGTCGTCTTCCAGCTCTAGCCATGTATAAATGTGGAAAACACGACGAATGCCATCAATATTGGATGACTCACTGCGCTTACCTTCAATCTTATTGTTAGCTTTTTCAGCTTTTGTCTCATCAGGCTCTTCAGGAATGCGATAAACATCGGTATCACGATACAAACCGCTTGCAACACGCAGGTCATACTCTTCCTGAGTAATGTCTTGAACCTCTGTAACACGCATTGCAGTGTAGAAATTACCTGCTGCAAAGGGTAAATAAATATTATCGATAGGAACGAACTCAGCGCATGGGCGCTTTTTCTGCTCGTCGTACCACATCTTGAAGTATTGTGAGCCACCTAAAGGCAATTGGGTGAACATTTGCTCCTGCTCATCTCGATATTCTTCGATTTGCTCAGTCAACTGCCAATTCATGTAATCACGCTTGCGGTCAGCCTTCTCACGCTTCTCTTCGGTTACATCTCCGATGATTTTGCTTCGTACTGGTCCGTCAGGTGGAAATAGTTCCTTGATTGCTCTAGCAGCAAAATCAACGCAGGACTCTGCCATAACTGGGTGGACAACTTTGCTTGCACCCATGAACTGTGCGCCTCCGGGTGCGTCATCGCCAAGCCCTGTGCGTCTAATGCCTTCTTCATACTTTTTATCTCTATCTTCCCTAGCTTCCTTGTCCTTTTCAATCAGGTCAAGGTATTTCATTGTTATTTTGTTTAAATCATAAGAATCAATAGTGTCAGCCAAGTTTTCATAGAAATCAGGCGACTCTTCAGGTCCTTTTAAGTCTTCCAAATGCACGATAGCTGAGCCATCAGGCATCTCTTCAACATCTGTACCTTCTACATCATCAAAGTATTCAACCAAAGATTCATCATCATCACCTTCAATAGGATCAATGTGTCGGTTGTAGTCTTGTGGGATGGGCATTTCTATAGCCATTATTTCTTCCTTGTTAATGCTAAGCGCATTTCATCGATACTAACATTGCCACCTTTTTTACGATTGAGTGGGCTATCAGGGTTAAATGGGTTCATTATTCCCGGTGTAAATCCTGCACCACCTCCTGATGGGCGTGAAGTTGGAACAGGTTTATCGCTTCCCTTGTAAGGGTCATACTTATTGCGGTTGACTATCTCTTCTTGACCTTGACGAATGCGCTCAGCGTTATCAATCTTGAACTGTTCGTATGGAGTTAATTTTGGTTGACCGCCTTCATTCATGCGTCTTTTGCGAATAGCTCCACCACGCTTATGTCCTCGTGGATCTTCACCCATTCCTGCTTCAGGTGGGCGATAGTTAGGGAATCGTAAAGCATTCCAATTTCTGATAATGTTAAACGCTTCTTCTTTTTGAGGCTCAGTAAAGTCTGAAAATGCATTACGACCTCTAACTCCATTTATTACTGCCACTAATGCTTCACCATCAGTAGCAGGATTGTATGTTTGACTTGTTAAAGAATGAATAATTCTACGATGAGCTAACTCAGGTAGCGTGTTATTGCCAATTAAAACTTCACCAATTCGTACATCTCTTGGGTCTCCAAACTGTCTAAATGCACCTCTATCACCTTCTAAATAGTTAACTGTTGCCAATCTTACAAGTGATTGGTCCACAGCATTTAAAGGTCCTTGTTGTACATTTTGATTAGAAGTTGGTGCAATACCTTCATTGCGAATTCTAGTTAAAACAGCTTCTACCGCTTGAGGAGAGCTTCCTGCTAATCCATATCGGTCTAAGTCATCTCCAATTACTGTAGTCAAATTAGACCTAGTTAATGGATTATTTTGAATGTCTTCAAGCATATATCCATGTCGCTGACGAATCTCACCGCTAACTGCTTCATAAGCTCTTTGTCTAATAGCTTCAACTTGCTGACGATTCTCAGGTAGATTATCTATACGATTTTCAATGTGTTGACGGATATAAGACAGAACACGATTGGCATCGTCTTCAGTAGCAAGATTGTTAGTAACAATCGTTGGAAGATTATCATAATCTTGATAACGCTCTAAAGACCTATTTAAGCCCTCTTCATTATCAGGAAGACTTCTAATTACAGAATTGATACCTTCAGTCAATGATTGAACTTGTGCTTGTCTTTGAGTTAAACTTTGATGCGCTCCAACAGGACTAACTTCCATAGCCACATCTCTAGGAGTGGGCATAGCTTCTGTAGGAGTAGGCAATGCAGGAGCATTCTGTCCATTTACATGGTTTGCATTGGCTTCAGTAATAGCATCTCTTACCTGCCTTAAACTGTTGCGAACCTCTACAGGAAGATTGTTGTCATTTGATGCAATGCCTATTTGTTGAGCAAAACGCAATGGTCTTTCATTTACAGCAATATTAGGGTTATCCCTAGAAAATTGCGCTATGGCATCAGCAACAACAGTTCCAACCTGTTGTCTTGTATCTGCTCCATAGTTTTGTTCTACTCGGTCAATCGTGCCATGCAATGCATCAGAAAATGCTTGTATTGGTAAACCAATTTGATTGGTTGCTTGGGCAGGCTGAGCAGGCGCAGGATGGCGTATCATCTGACGCAATGCTCTTTCATGAATCTGCAAAAGATGTCTGTATTCTTCAACATCTGCTCTATCCATGCGTGGATGGTCATCCATAATGGTTTGAGGAACAGCATGATTTCTTCTATCGCTAAGACGAGTAATCAAGTGTTGTGGGTCATTAAATATTTCACTATTCAAATTACCCAAGTCTTCCTGATAGGCTTGCCAAGATGCAGTATGGGTTTGATGAGATGCCAATGGAGTACGAGTACCATTTCTTTGTAATACATCAGCATAATGAGCCAATTGACCAATTGCATCAGCATGACGCTGAACAGCATTTGCAAGTTCATCAGCTTCGGAACGAGAAGCTAAACCATAGTCTCCAATATGACCATTATTTATTTGCTCAACAATATCGCTTAAATTGCGATGTAACTGATAATCACTTATTGGGTTATTGTGGTTTCCCAATTGCTCTTGATTATTCAATATGCTTCTGTAAGCACTGTAAGGTCTTGGATCTAAAGAACCAATCGAATATGCCAATGGATTAAACCTACTACCATCCTCAACAATCTCTCCAGCATCTAACTGACGCTGTGGAGTAAGGTTCATAGAACTTAAGTTCTGCATCACAATATTGCGCTCTGTAGCTTCACGCCCAGATGGTGGGGATGAACGAACTGCTGGAACTGGAGGATTATCCTGTTTGTATTGTGCTACAGCTTGTTTACCTTGATCTAGGGTAATGAATCGGTCACCATCAAGAGTATCAGTAATGTATTTGCGGATTTCAGGATATTTACCACGCTCTACATTCAGGTCATTTAACATGGTATGCAAAGAATTGCCTTCACTAGCATCATAAACACCATGCTTGTGAATGTTTGATGTGAAATCAACTTTGTCTTTAATACTGTTCAGGAAGTCAGCAAGCTCAGGAGCATATTCTTTGTTGCCCCCGTTTTGGTATCCACTGACATAACCCATTTGATAGCCACCATCGCTAGTTCTATCTAATTCAACAGTTATCTGTGGTAATCCTGTTTTTGCATCACGAATGTCTGCAATATCCAAATCACCATCTGCGACACGCTCAACATATGAGCTATCTTCGCCAGCATTCTTGGTAGGTCGCTTTGTTACAGGATCATTCATTGCAATGTATTGACGCTCTTTACCTGTAAACAGATTCTTTGTTCCTGCTCCACGACCACCTTGACCGATACAATGGTCAAGAACAAAAGTAATATCAGACAGATTTTGTTTAATCTGTTCAGGCGTCATATTTTCATCGGTAATCCAAAGAACTTTCCCTTTTTCTCCTACAGGCTCAGTTGGAAAATCGTTAAGAACATTTTTAAAATAATTGTCTACATCTGTTCTATAAGTAAGCTGGGCTTTACGCTCTTTGGCTTCTGTTTCTAATCGTGGCTTGACCTTCTTCTCTAGCCATTTTCTCCATGCTTGAGGGCTTGAGAAGTCTTTGACTTTATCTACAGGAATTACGCCATGCATGATGTCATTAACTAAATCATTAACCATTTTTTCTAAACCAATATATCTGGTTTGTTCAGGTCGAATATCTACCAATTTCGCTTGATTTGGTACTGTATATTCCCCTGTATCTATCGGTACATTAGAAAAAGGAATCAATTCTTTCTTGGTTGCCATTAACTCAGGATGGAATTGATATTCGGCTGGGTCAAGGTTATATCTGACTCGCTCAGCATTCAGGTTAGGTCGAACTACTAAGTCATTGATGTTTTCATAGGCTGAGCCAACCTTAAGCTTGCGTAGTTGCTCTTCAGCTTCGTTAAGCATTTTTTGCTTAGCTTTGATCTGATTAGAGAATTTAGCGTACTCAGGATTGACCACTTGGCGAACTTGCCCTGTTTCAGGATCAATTGCTCCTGTAGGATCAGGCATACCCATCCCTTGAGTTCTCACAACTTCAGATGATTGATTCTGCAATTCTTGAATGTCATCGTTAAGCTTTTGTATCTTGCTTTCAACTGGTGGGATTTCTTTGTTAGCAACTTCACCCATTGGTTCAAAGCCAGCTTCTCTTCTAGTCTCTTGAACATCCCTCATAGGGTTTTCAAAACGCTCAAACTCGGATGCAGGCTTATAGGTAATACCTTCTTTAGCAGATGCCACGAATGGATCTTGTGGCGTACCCATGTACTTTTGCATCAAGTTTGGCAAATGCTTTTGAGTTATCTGTTTGACCGCTTCATTTCTTTCAATGAACTCATTCATTGTAGGAATATCGAAACCATCTTGTTTTGCTTTTTTAGCAAACTCTTCCAACCATTCGAGCATGATGTTGCCACGATTTTTTGCATCATATCCTATGCTAAATGCTCTAGCCGTATCACTACGATTCATATTAGGATAAAGCTCATCACGCTTTTTGGCTTGAAATACTCTCCATTCATCACGCAAAGCAGTGCTTTGAGGGGTATTTCTATCAAAAACAGTTTCCTCAAATGCATTGACTACATGAAGAGGGTCTTCATTTTTGATTGGCTCAGCTTGTCTAAGCATGACATCTAAATTGCCATAATTCGTATTATCGTTTCTGCCACCTGTAGGTGTTTCACGATTACGGATAAACATGCCTTCATTGGTGTTTCTGACAGCAAATGTTCTTGGATCAAACACTTCCACAGTACCCTTTGGAACACCGGGAATTGGACTCTCGCCCCTTGCTGTGCGCCTTGCCATGACATCGCCAACATCTTCAGCCACACCTTGGAGCTTAGCGCCATAAGTAGGCTGACCTTTGTAATTCTGACGAACCACGCCTGATTGTGCGTTTTGAAAGTCTTGGGGGATATTCTTAATTTCACGCCCTGTTTCAATAGCTTGCTTACCAAGAACCCTAATATCATCAGGATTTATGCCACGCCCAAGATTTGCCAATTCAGGTAATGGTGGAGTCATTGAAGACCCAAGCAATGCTTCAGGGGCTTGACCGATAGCTTGAGAAATATCCTGCCCTGCTTTAGTTGGTGGCGTGTATTGCGTTGCCTGCATAGCTTGACCAGCTTGCTGTTGAGCATAATCTGTATTTTGCCCATACTGACCATTCAAGATTGATTTGCCTACACCATATAGGTTTGATCCTGCGATTTGAGGTGTTGCAAGAATGTATGGTGCTAAAGCTTGAGCCAATGATGAGCCGGGCATATGCTCAATAGCAAACTTACCTAACGCATTAAAGTTTCCAAGAGTTGATGGAGTTGTAGTTTGTGTTGGCTCTGCTTGAGGTACTTGCCTTTTAACAGGCTGTGGAGGTATGGCGTTTACAGGATAAGGAACATCTGATCCATTTGGCTGAAGGGGCATATTGCCTTTGTTAGCCAACTCGTAACGCATTTGGTCGAGCGTAGGCAAAGGTGTGCTGTTATCATCCCATTCGTTAATTGCCATATTCGCACCTGACAGTTGTTTGGATGATTATAACCACTTAAATTGCGTATGGGTTAATATTTCGAGGCTTAGTCTCATCGATATAGTCTTCTGAATTGTCATAGAGATAATCGACAGTAAGAAAGCCCATGTCTCGCAGTAAGCGCAATCCTTGAGTCAATGCATCCACATAGTCATCATGCCTGCCTTCAGGGAATGAACATACCTGATTGAGAAATGGCTCAACCCAGCTTCTAACCATGTTTTCCCTTTGGTCGGATTCAGGCAAATACATCAAGCCCTTGGCGATGATGGGTGACACAAGGTTCAATCGTGCCGTCTTATCAGCTCTACCGGGGTTATAAGCACGAACATTTAAGCCAGCTCTTTGCAGGTCTTGTATAAGACTTATCCCTGCTGACTTATCCTCAATCAGGATCATGTCAGGTTTCTTGCCATGCCCGAACTCATCAGGATCACCATAGACTGTGGTTGCCTCTTCAATGACTCTTGGGCGCAGGTCAGGGTATTGCATGTGCTCTGACCAGCAATCTACCAACATGACGGACATTGGTCGGTCAGGTGACGGGCGAAAGACACCCAATACTACGCAAGCTGTCGGATCATTGACTGTCTTATCGGATGTAGCGCAGTCATAGCTCTGAATGACATAGGTGAACTGTGGCAATGGCTTATCAGCATCCCATAGCCTGAACATGCCACGCTTAACAATGCCTGACTCTTCAGGATCTAGGATCTCAGCGTATATCTCCTGCCGACCTATGTTTGTTCCCTCGTACTGCAGGATCTGCTTTTTAAAGGTTGGAGCAAGGTTTTCCATGTTTTCAAGGGTTGATGCCTTCGTGACATAGACATCCTCTCCATCCCTGTTAGCCAGATCCATAATCAATGGCTTAGGCTTTGGAGTAGTAGTGCATATCAGGATAGGTCTATCACCCAATCGCATGCCGAACTGAATCATATCCCATGCTTCATCTAAGTATTCCCAAGCTGCAAGCTCGTCTAGCCAGCCACCATGAAACTGTGGACCTCGAAAGCGTTCAGGCTCTGAGGCAGGAATTCCCTTGATAATCGAGCCATTCTTGAGCAGGATTTCATTGTCTGACTCCCTGTATTTCTCAATGATAAGCTTAGGCATGCAGGCTATCAGCCCTGATTCACCCATAAAGCATACGCCCTGCACATCAGCATAGGTGGGCGCTGAGACTAACCATCGTGTATTGGGGTTATCCCAAGCCATCTGCCATAGATTCTCGGCTGCAGTCCTAGTCTTACCTGCACCACGCCCTGCTAGGAACAGCCAGATGTTCCACCAATCGTCTTCAGGGAGCTTTTGATACTCATGCCTTGTAGTAGCCCATTTGAGCTTCTTCATGGCTATTTCAGCCCCCATAGGGTCTAGCTTGATCTTATCAGGGCTAAAGCCGTTAGCAATGTCCTGCAGAATCATGAGTGGAGTTGATTAGGTCTAATGTGTGTTTTAGGCGTATGTTGATGTTATCAAGGACAGTTTCAGCATTTTGAATGAAGTTCTCAGCTTCCTGCTTTTCCTTGTATTCGACTTCAGCCATAGCGCAGTTGTAGCCTGCCTCATATGCATTATCGATATCTTCATCAGTGTATTTACTGAGCCAGCTTCTTTTCAACTGTTTTGATAAGGTCTTCAAATACAGTATTAACATGGTCTATCTCCATTTGTATCTTGTCGCCATCCTTACCTGATAACTCTACTTTAGAGCGCTCAGAATACTTTTTAGGAAACCTAGCAGCCATACTGCGAGACCACATAGACGCATTGATTGAATCGCCCTGATGGGTGTTTATTAGGTATTCTTGAGCCTTATCTTCCCACCAAGCCTGTTCTGCAGCTTGTGCATCCTCCAAGGCATGACAAAATTCTATATGTTCATCACGCCATCTACAAAGTGTGCGGTAGCTAACATCTAGCTTAGCAGCCATTTGCTCGAATGATTTCCCTATCTTTCCTAGCTTGATAACCTCTTCACAGTATGAAGGATCATAGGATGTGGGTCTTCCAACAGGATTTTTTTGCTTCTTTTCGCTCATGGCAATTGAATCTCCATCCACCATTTAGGAACTATGCTTGGATTTGATTTTGCAACAGCCAATAATCTAGATCCAACATATCTTTCAAGTCGCTTGTTATTGGCTTTTTTTGCATCGGAGTACATTTTCCCCAACTTACGCTTAATAACCTGAATCCTTTTTTGGTTTTTGCCCGAAAGACCACCAAGACCACCATCTGACATATTTGTTAGATTTGCTCCTAGATTTCTGTATTCTTCAATGTAATAACATTCGGCTTTTTGCCAATCGTTAATAGAAATTACTTCTATAACCTCTAATATTGGTTTTTTACCTTTTAAAATTAAAGACTTAATCCAACAAGTCTTGATGCTTCGAGATTTTAAATTAGACAAATGTTGCTTGTAGCGTATGTTTGGTTTATCAGACTTACCAACATACCTAGGCTCTTTGGTATCAGGGTCAAGCAGTATGTAAATACTTGTGGTTTCCATAACTTTCTTTCAAAGCTGTATATTTTTGAAGTATAAGGGAAAACTAGGAGAGTGTCACTTCTCTTGCACTTTTCTTACTTGTGGGAAGTGTTTAGCCAAAAGCTCATCTTCTGTCTGATTGTTTATAGGGTAATCTTTTTTAAGTCCTGAGCACATTGAACAAGTTGCAGCAGGCTCATCTAGAAAGAAATTGCACCAAATATGATGCTCACCCAAAAAAGCTTTTCTAGCCTTGACCCATTCATTCCAATTGTCGTTCATTTATTTTCCCTAATAGCTCATAACAGGAGCTAGTGGCAATGGGGCAAGCATTGGCAATTGCGGTAATTGTGGTACAGGCGGTAAAGAAGGCACTATGGGCGTTGGAGATGTAACCTGAGCATATCCTATAGGCTGACCATATTGATTGCTGTAGACAGTGGTTTGACCCTGTGTCTGAGCTGTTACGACAGGTTGACCATACTGATTGGAATAAACCACTGTTTGGGATTGGCAGATGCCAATAGATGCTAGTAAAACGATAAAGTATTTCATGAATTCCACCATTTTTGCGCTTTTAGGCGCTTAAATTTTAAAAAATGAACCCTAACCTTGAAAACATTCAAGCGGTTGAAAGATTCAATGGATTTGGCGTGGGATCGCCTTTGGGTAGCCATCCTAGTTCTGGAGCGTCTAGGAATCATTTCTCTTGTGCCTTTCTTAAATTTCATCGGGGTCAAACCCCTTAGATTTCAACCAGTTATCAAGCAATTCATGTGCTTCTTCCTCTAGTTCAACTGGCACTCTGCGTTCTACATAGGTAGTGTCGGGGTTTTGAAATTCAGGCTTAACTGGAAATGTGACATTCATATCTGCTATATCAAACTTAACAGATTGCCCTTCACCTTTTGGTATTGCTTTTCCAAAATCACTCATTTCTCTTGTGCCTTTTCAACTTTTGCTTTTGGTACACATATTCCGTTATATCTTAGGTTAGCACCGCCACGATAAGCGTCTACTTGTGCTTTAGCTTCCATGCAAGTTTCTTTATTAAAAAACTCAGCCGTAGCTAATGCTCCATCGTTAGAGCCTAAAAGAATTAAAATCCATATCTGTATCATTTCTCTTGTGCCTTTCTTAGTATTGCCATTGAATACAACAATCCAGCCAAAAATCCCGCCACAACAAAAAATGTAATATGCAATCCAATTAGTAGATATATCATTTCTCTTGCGCCCTTCTTAGTATTGCTCTAGCTATTTCAATAAACCAATTATCTGCATCGTTATCATCAAACTCTTTCCAAAGTTGCAATATTTCCTCATCTGTTAGTGTCTTTGCTGGATGGGTGTAGAGTGGAATATCGTAATCAGTTTGAATAAAACCTACCATTTTTGGTTTTCCTGTATTTTTATCTATCCACGCTATTGGTTTAGGACTTGGTAAATCAATTTCAATAGTTTCTAACTTATCTGGGTCTATTTCATAACTTGGTTCAGGGGTGTTGGTAATAGGGTGTGCCATTGAATTTAAAGATATTCCATCTTGTTGCTCTAGCTTGGTTGCTATCAAATATCGCAAGTCGGTATTTTCTTTCTCCAACTCTTCAATTTGCTCTTGTTGCTGGCGGAGCATGGCTTCAGCATTAGCTCCCCATTCACGCAAAGATAAAAAGTCATCTTTCCATTCTTGGTATTCATCAGCTAGTTCATTTGCGTTCATTTCTCTTCTGCCTTTCTTAATTTGTTGTATACACGGCTTCTTTGCCAATAAAACTAGGCATTTCGCTTTTAATCGCCATTTCAACCATATCGTCTGCAATCTCTAAAGCAATACCGTAACCTTCTGTTGTCATGGTAATTTTGTCAGCATCATCAACCTCAATAACAATTGTGGCTTTCATTTCTTTTGTGCTTTTTTTAATGCTTCTTTCCAGCGAATTAACTGTTCTTTTTTCCACTCATCACGCAACTCAAGGTCAAACCTCAACACACCTTCGTCAGTTTCGCAATAAAAGTCAAACGCTTTATTCCATTCCTCATCTGTTAGGTTTCTCGGAGAGCTGTAAAGCAAAGTACCTTCTTTTAATTCGGTAAATCTTTCTATTGGAAAATTGTTTATTCCGCTTATAGTTATTTTTTTAACTATCGCTACTGGTTCATATGCTTTCCATGCTATTGTTTTCATTTCTCTGGCTTCCCATTCCTATAATGAACACCACCAATATTGACAGTTCCCAAAGATTCAATTTTGTCGGCTTCTTGTGCCTTTCTTAGTATTGCTCTAGCAAA